CCAATGCGCCCTTATTTCCTTGGATGCCCTTTTGCAATGCTTGATTTTTGTGGGTGATTGAATACTGCTTTACGATTCCATCTGTGGCAAGACCCAACGTAAGTTCGAACCCTCCGAACTGAGAGTCAAACTTCACGCCGATAGTAGTGGTTTTGACTTTGAACGTAATATTGTCATCCGTCCAGCCATAGGTTAATTCCCACTCCTTGTTACGTTGTAGGAATGCAGAGCGAATCCAATCAAGTGTTTCAGCCCTTAACGTGATCTCATACGTTGAAGTTGAATCGCGTCTATGGCTCCCACTAAAGCTAGTAACGTAGATCGTTCCTCTGTAGTCTTTCGAGTGCAACTGAGGCTTGATTCCTTCGCCATAAGAGTCGTACCCAAAACCGCTTTGAATAGGAGTATTCCCTTCACCGCTCGACTCTTTTAGTCGAAGGAGGGGGAGCCTATTCATAAGGTCCATTGGACTTTTTCCCTTCTCATATACTGGCATTAGTTACCTTTGCTTGCGAAGTACGCCTTGAGGGATTCAAGATAGGGTTTCGTCAACGTGGGGATTCGGATAATGTCGTGCGCTGCCGCATCCCAAGGAAGCCTCCAACCTTTGCTTTTATTGGCAATGATCAGAACCCACCATAGATGCTCATCACCCAGATATTCGTGGGCGACTGAAAAAAGCGATTCGTACTCACGGAGCTTTACGTAGCGGTCACGCTCATCAATTGGGATATCAATGTCGAAAGGGAACGTGTGCGTTACCTTCTCATTGGTTGTTACCCATGATGCCTGACCAAAAGCTTTGTCCTGAAAATATCGTTTCATTAGAATGTCACTCCTTCAGTCGAAGGTGGTGTACTATGTAGGATTGTCAAGGAAACTGAAACTTCCCACCCTTGAGGCATGAAGATATTGTAGTTCAGATCCAACCCCATTCCTGAAACAACTTGGTGAACAATTGATAAGTCTGTAATATATCCCTTCACAGCAGTAAACTGTTCAGAAAGAGAAACGTAGATCATGGGCGGCTGAGAGTAGACACCATTATCAAACTTGGGATAGGTTAAAGAACGAAGGAATTCTATCTTGTCCGCGCAAGTAGGAAGATCATCAAAGAGTAGATACTCACTAATAGTTGGACTCATCATCCCTTCTTTATCTATCACGCCGCTACGTTTCGTTCCATCGGGGGGATTTCCTCCCTTAAGAGCTAAAACGTAGAACGAAAATGACACGGTACGCTTAGTGTTTGAATACCTAGCAACAGAGTCCACGCGCCCATACATGGGTTCTTCATCCCACCCTGGCGCGAAACCTTCCTGAATGTCATCTTTCAGAAAGATGGGGAAATACGCCTGATCCATTCCAGACAAGCGTTCGGGCAGCTTATTGACTTTCTGAATGAGAAGCGTCTTAGCATGGTTGTCCATTGTTTACTGCCTCCCTGCTGCGGAAGCCATAGCGCGTCCAAATTCTTTGCCGTCCATTTCAACGCTTGTTCTATTGTGAATTTCGAATGCCTTCTTGCGGTCAGCTTCTAAGGTTACTAGAATCTGGCGTAGAAGTTCGTTCTCCTTATCGCGGTTTGCTTTATCTGCAATACGAGAGTCAACGTTTTTCTCCGTCTTAGCCACTTCCTGCTGCGCTACCGCAACTGAGGCGGGAGGTGCTGCTGTAAACTGTGTAATAGGAATCTCGTTCTTAAGTTCCATAACATCCGTAATCGCACTATTCTTAAAGGGATACTGAGGATTGAATTTTTCATCATAAGGCATTGTAAATCTTTCAATATCTGCCCAAGCCTCGTCATCAAGTACCCGTTTCGGCGCATCTTTTTTGTGGAATAGCTGCCACCTACGTCTTTTCTCCAGTTGTTCAAGTCGCGCAAGTTGTTCTTCTTCAGGGGTGCGGATATGCCCCTTACCAAGACTCTCAGGAACTTCCATACGATGTTTTTCAAGACCCAAGAGTTTGTTAACGCCAGGGATCTTGGACGCAAAATCGATGAGTCCGTTGACGATTTTAGCAAAGATATTTCTTATGGAGTTGCTTACCTTGACAAAGGTATTAATGATCGGTTGGAAAGGACTCTTGATAGCATCAATCCAACCCGCGACTCTATCCTTCAATGAAGTCCAAGCATCCTTAATGGGATTTTTGATAGCATCAATCCAACCCGCCGCCTCAACCTTCAATGAAGTCCAAACATCCTTTGCTGTCAGACCCAATTTAATAATGGGATGACTTTCAGGAACCATATTCTCAGGAGTTTCCATACGATATTGATCAAGGTTAAGAAGCTTATTTATGCCAGGAATCTTTGATGCAAAATCGATTAGACCATTAATTATCTTTGAAAAAATTCCCTTGATTGAGTTGCCTACCCAGACAAAGATATTAATGATAGGCTGGAAAACACTACCGATTGTAGTCAGCCATCCCCCAATTTTACCAAATATACCAACAAACCACTTAATTCCTTTCCAAAGGAATCCCATAAGAGAGCGAATCGGCAAGGTCAAAATCCATAGGAACTTAACCAGGGGTTTACCCACAGCCCATAGCTTCATAAATAGCCAACCAAGTGTTTTCGTTCCTGCTACGAATAGCACCTTAAACAGTTTAATGATAGTCTGAACGACCTTAGAGCTAACGAACTCTCGGAACTTCTCCAAAAGGGGGTCAATAGCATTGTCTATCGCATCACCAATTTTAGTAGCGAATTCCCCGATACCCTTACCGACAACAGTCAGCAGATCCATCATGGGCGCGGCTGCCGCGCTTAATAGACCAATGATCTTACTGAGGATCTTACCAATAGGTACAAATACCAAACGAAGGATTCCCACAAGTATGTGAATCCAAGGAGTGAGCAAATCAAGAACGTAGTGTAGAGCGTCACGAACTGGACGGAGTAGATCTAAGAAAGGCGAAAAGATCATACCAAGAATATCTTTTGATCTCTCTAGTAGTCCCTTACGATGCTTGTCCTCTCGGAGCATCTGTTCTATTGATTGCTCTGTTTGGGAATTCAACTCACCTAACTGATATCCATAAGTTGCCGCGAGTGCTTGAAGGTCGCCCAACTTCACACCAAATTCATCAGCAAGCCGCATTTGTCGTGCGGTATCGAGTGTGTCAATCTTCTTCAAAAAGACTCCCATACCTTCTGCTGATCCACTCATGATAGAGTCGATTTCTTCAAAGCTCATCGCACCAAAGGTATCCCTAAGCATGCCTTCTGCCGCGCTGAATTCTTGCTTCATGATACCCGACTGCATATCGGAAAGGGAACTGAAGATACCCTCCGCTGCCTCGGGACGAACAGATCCCGCTGTAGCAGCAATTAGGTCAGCAAAACCACCAATCTGATTCTTTGTTTTAATCAACCCGTCTGCCATGAGGTTGGTAAGGATTGCAGTAGATTCCTCGGCATTAGCTCCTGTGATTCGAAGCTTATTCATCCATGACTTTTGGAACTCCGCGATTTCATTTTCATCCTTACCTAACAAGATCAAGCCTTGAGTGAAATCTCTTGCTCCCTGCACGCCTATCTTTGATACTTCCGCAAACTCAGCAAGGTTGTTTCTGATTCCTACAAGATCCATGTCCTTGGCTTCGATAAGCTTCTTCAAACTGGCAGCAGTAGCACCAAAAGCTACTTTTGTGGCTTCACCGCTAATATTTCGAGACATCTGTTCAAGGAAGAAATCAATACCATCCGAAACCTTGTCAAAACCAATCTGCCCCAAGTCCTTGATAATCTCTACAACGTCATCAACAACACGCTCCAATTTTACAAAGGCGGGAATGAGAGCCGCTGTAGCACCCACAACGAGTCCTGCAATCGGGATGAACTTAGCAAACTTCTTCGTGAGTCCTGCGATCTTCTTAGGCATTCCACCGAAACGCTTCTGAACCTTGTCGTTTAGCTTACCCATCTTGCCAAGCTTTTTCTGTGACTCCTTACCGCCAAGCATGTCGAAATTCGCTTCGAAGTCTTTCCCGTCAATAGCAGAAGCTAATGGACTGACCTCTTCTTCTACAGGAATCTCGGGTACGTTAATCCCTGCTAACTTATCTGACATTACATTGAATTTATCCATCGAGAAACCAAATTTCTCGGCTTCTGCCATGAAGATGTCACCTAAGCTTTCACCCGCGTTAAACTTTTCTAAACCGCTACTTAGAGAAGTGAATACGTCTGTGATAGTTGATTGAGCTTTGAGCAAAAAAGTTGCGTACTTCGCGTTAACTTCCTGAAACTTGGTACGCATTTTTGATACCTGACTCTTGGCCCCCTCAACTACTTCGTCATAGACCCCATCAAGATTAAAACCGCCTAGCTCGTCCGCTAGATTCTGTACCGCACTTTGAAGATCTCTTGAAGGTTTCTTAAAATCTGCGTTAGACATTTCTGTAGCTAGACGCTCAAAGGCATCTGCGAGTTTTGTCTCAGAATCTAGACGATCCTCAGTAACTCGCGCGAGTTTTGTCTCAGAATCTAGACGATCCTCAGTAACTCGCAATTGCTCTTGCGCTAGGCGTTCTTCTCTAGTTGGCATTTTGGGCTTCTTCCGCTGCTTGTCGTTCTCGTTCTTTAGTCTCGTTTAGTTTTGCCACAAACCAATTTCGTAACCTAACAGGTAAGCGATAAGATTCTTCTACTGGCATATGTACATGATATGCCATCAAAAATAACTGATTGTATATATGATCCTTTGCGTCTTGAGGGTCGTTATAGATCAGGCCAAAAAAAGCTTTCTCCCAAGGGGAGATCAACCTCCTTGTCGTAACCACACTCATCACAATCAAAGTCGCGTAGAGTTAGGTCAACGTGGGGAGTATGGTCATTGATGTATTTACGAATCTCTCGACTCTCGCCCGACTTCAGACTTTCAATGATCGTGCGTAGCTCTGCTCGATCTTCTTCCCCGTCAATACTATGGATCTGGAAGAACAAGCGAGTTGTCACAAGCCCTGTTGTCTTAAGCTTCTTAGTCTGATTGACGTAGTTCGCAAAGCGATTCTGCATGTCAACAGTCCAGAAGTGGAACAACACGTGCTTTCCTGTGGAAGTGGTCATCTCAAAGAGATTGTCACCTGCCACATAGGGCGAAAGCCCTAGCTCAGTAATGTCCATCCCGCTTACATCAAACTCAACCTCATTGATTGCGTTGCAATGGGGGCAGGATAGTTTTGCTTCGTAGTTAGACCCATAAGCATCAATACGAGCATTGAAAATGATGAAGTCTCTATCTCCGATCAAAAGCTGCTTAGGATCAACAGGACTCTTGACTAGGATAGCTTTGATTAGTTCATCGAACACCGTTTTCTTCTTGAGATACTGCGGGTTCGAAAGGATATCTTCCTCTTTCGCTGTCATCGACTTTACCGAAACTGTTTTCCCGTAGATCTTACCGTCCGAAGGAAGGTCCAGATCGTAGCTGTTATCTCCAACACCCTCGGGCTTTTCAACGGGTATGGGCTTCGGTGTTTTCTTGGGTTTAGGATTATCCTTAACCGTACTTAGGTCTAAATCAACTGTTTTCTCTGACATGTAAACTCCTTATTGGATAAAACAAAGGGATACTCCCTATTAAATAGAGAGTATCCCCAATTTTATGCTAATGTAATCAACAACAAATTATAGCATGAAGGCTCTGTCGTATCTGAACGTCACGGTGATTTCTACAGGATCGTTAGAACTGTAGTCAAGATCACCGAAGTTCGAAGATTGCGGCCAAGCCCCTACAATCTGCCATTGTTCTACCACAACACCATTACCGTCAAGAAGCTTGATTTTGAAGTCCTTCTTGTAGGTTGCAGCGAAGTTTTTGTTGACATTTTCGGGATTACCAATCAACTTGATCCAATCCATTACTTTGTCAGCTTCGCTACCGTCAAGTGGGTCATGGAATGTCACTTCGATAGTTTCGAATTCAAATTTGCCAGCCAGATAGCGTTTCGTATTGAGATAAGGGATTTCTATTTCCTCAAAACCAATAGTAGGACGCTTTGTGGTTCTGGCTACAAACGCATCTAACCCGTCAAATTCTACAACCCAAAGATACTGCTTCTTGGGTTCGTATACAGACGGAGTTAGGGGGGCAATTACTTCAGCCATAGGTTATCTCCTTATTCGTCAAAGTTCGCGCCAGTTCCAGCAATGATGAAGCTCATTGTGATAACTTCCGCTGTCTTTGTAGGCTTGAGGAAGATCTTTCCTCGCAACTCATTACGATCAACAACATCAGCGGTGTTTGTAGTTTCGTCAATGATTGTACGGTAATCGTACACACCGCGCTCAGTCTTAACCACTTCCATGAGGGAATCGATCTGAGTTTTCATCTTCGACCAAGTAGCTGCATCATTCGGTTCGAATAGGAACGCAGCAGAAATTTCCTTGATCTTCTTACGTAGGTAAGTCAACAGACGGCGCACGTTCACGCGGTCAAGAGCGGTCTTTTTCTTCTGAGAAGTTTTCTGACCCCAAATTACGTGTCCCACATGAGGGATAGAGCGTAGCACGTTGACGTTTCCATCGTACAGATCTTCCATCTGAGCTTCGGTAAATGTCTTAGCTAGTGTAACGTTACTCAATGATCCTCGGACTCCACCAGCAGGAGCGAACCAAGGCCAATTGATGCGGTCGGTGAGCAAGCAAGACTTCAAGATCCAAGCATCACAAGGCTGAGTTACAAGCGCACCTTCATCGGGGTTGTAAACCTTGAGCCAAGGAGTATAGATAGCCGCGTGAGAAGTGTTGTACGCCCTCGCATTGTCACTTCCAAGCAGCGTTGAAGTGCTTGAAACGTCCTGTCCGCTAAACACGAACAATCCACCGTAATCAGTCGCAACGTCTACCATGTATTCCCAAGCTGTCTTAACAGCAGCCTGAGTCGCGGCCAGATGAGCATCGGGCATAATCAAAAGATCCATGCCGTCCTCATTAGTCTTAACAGCGGTATGATCCGCAGCGTTAAGATCTCTAGATGCGGTTTCCATACGCGCACCTGTTCCACCAGAGAACGACCATAGAGAGTCATTGTTTCCAGCAGATGAGAAGAAGATGGAACTGTTGTACGCACCAACGTCACCGATTGTACCATCACCAGCGTTGAACGTATTCCAATTACCAGCATTCGTGATCTCGATCACCGCGATATTAGAATTACGATCCCCACCCTGTAGTCCAAGGGCATCGATAGCGGCAACACCATCAGTCGGATCTTTAAGGAAGGATACACGCTTGTAAAATTCTCGCGCCTTCAAGGACGAAGCATCTGAACTGAGTAGGGCGTAGCCGTTGTAGGTGAATCCGTTACTCGGAACAGGCGTTACTGTAGCACCATTCTCTAGGGAATACTGATCACTCTCGTAGAGATACACATCGTAAAGAGGGAGGCCAGGGCTAGCGTAATCATCGCTCTGAACAAGGCTTGCTTCAACGATGTAGTTAGGTCTGTTAGATCCATCCCACGCATCACCAGCACCAGCCGTAACAAGGCGCAACTTGAAGCCGCAACTACTTGTGGGTTCTGGTGTTCTCGCGGGAACAATGTCATCTAGTCCGCTGTTATCAAGCATACGATAAACGTAGAGTTCATCGGTTTCACTCAAAATAGTCTTAGCTGCTTGAGGCCCATAGTAGATAGCACCATTTCGGTTCGTACCTAGACCACCATAAAGAGCTTCGAACTGTCCCCAGTTCTCGATCTTCTGCCACTCATTAGCAGGGCCTTTGATAGTATCGCAGAAAAGACCTACCACGGTACTCACGCCTGGACCTGAAGTGTATGCGCTCTGATCAACTACTTCGAAGTAAACGCCAGGAAATGTATTTTGTAGTGGCATTTTGTCTCCTTTAAGTCATGAAAAATGTTTATCCGTTTGTCGGATACGTTACCCAAACTTCTCCGTTTGAAGCTTCAGAAGAATCAAATGGATAACTCGCATCTACCCAATCTTCGTAAGCCGCATCTACCGTACCTTGATATGCACGAACAATTTCCGTAGCAATAGTAACTTGACGAATGTTTGAAACGTCTGTCAGATCATCGGGATCTACCAATTTTGCTTCAAGTGTTAACCGAATCGTGTTCTCAAAAAGTCGTTCTTGGTCGGCTAGCTCGTAGCCTGTAGAATTATCGTCAATAGATTCGAATTTCAGTTTATGGTAGAAATAGTTTATATTTAAGTAGATCTCATTTACGTCAAACGCCCCAACAATATCTTCTAGGATGCTATTTTGTCCATTCAAAAAGTTGTCTAACACGTTGATTTCATACTCGACATTAAGCGGAAGTGGGTGAGGCACAGTTTGGCGGCGAATGTTCTCGCTATCGTCATTGTACACAGTCGAAACTGACAAACGGGTTCCCACGCTCGGGAACACATAGCGCGACTTATCCACTTCGAAGCTCACCCTGCGAATCGCTACAAGGGGCAAGCCCTTGATTCGGTTGTAATCAAGCTGAACCGAATTACTCGGATGAAACTGATATCTCCATCTAGGCCACGCAGAGTAGAACACTCCTACAGAGTTGCCGTCAATATCGGTCAAGCCTAAGCTTGTCACCCAATCGACAACACCTTTGTCCATGTCTCTCAGCAATGATCTTACATTAACAGCCATAGGTTACTCCGTGAAAACGCGATCTCTGGTAGAGTGACACTCCACTCTCAGAGTTCTAGGTGTATTTTCAAGTCCGTGGACTCGTTCTGTCTTGATTGCTTTGTGTACCACGAAGGTCTTGCTCTCAAGTATGATGTAATCGCCCTCTCGTACCAAGCAATGACTTAGGTTCGCTCCATCTTCATCCAGAATTGAAACGTAGTCATAGTCAAAATAGCACTCGATAGCATGGGCATGATCTACTCCGTACTTCTCTCTCGCTAACTCAGGAGGAATCCAGCGAATAAAGCACCAAACGTCACTCCACTTGAAGTAGCTTGTCGATACATTACTAGCCTCCCCGTACAAATCATCATAGCTCACAGAAGATTCATCAATCCGAAAAATATCCACGTTCTGTTGAGACAGGTCGTGTACTACCTCTTGCGAGTATTCCTTGATTCTGGATAGCTCTTTGTCTTTCGTAAAGAAATTGGTTCCCATGATTAACCCATGATAATAGGATCGGGCGTTGGAGTGAACTGCAATACGCGATTCAATCCCTCGGCCTCGTTTGCTTCATTTTCAATCAACGCGGAGTCAAGAGCCTTCTCCAAGATCACGCGCAAGCTCTCGCGTAGTTCCTCTTTCTCTCTATTCGCTTCATCAATAAGTGATGGAGCGTCCAACGAAATCTCAGCATCGGGAATTGGAACAGTTGTGTACTTACCTCGGATTCTACCAAGGATTTCCTTTGCGGTAGCAAGGGAGAACTTGTGAACCCAACGCTGCCCAATACTGTTGATGTATGTATACTGTAACTGGAAGTAGGGAATGTTCGACATGTTCGCAATCGATCCCTCATCAGGAAGATCCTCATAAGGATTGAAGGGGATCTGATAGTCAAACCATACTTTACCCACGCCGACCTGAGTGATCTCAGAGCCAGGAACGGGCCAGATAGTGACTCGTTTGTTGTTCTCTTTGAACGAGTAGTTCTGCTTACGCACCCTTGCAGAAAGTTCATGCTGTGCGCCACGTAGAATATCGTAGAACACAGGATACATGTAGATAGGACTCTCTACCGTGTAGCCGAATCCAAAGGCTTCCGCACCAATCGTAGCACCCGCATTGTAGGGATCGTAGTATTTGAAGATCGTTGCGGGTTCCTGCCACTCAAGGCGATTGATTTCCATCTTATCTCGGTCAAGAGTGCTTACTGTATATGCCGTTCCATCTGAATCATAGATCGGTACTGAATAGGGGGCCTTGACTGTTACGCGAGAATACCAACTGCTTCCCCCATCATAATAGCCCCCATCGGGATCGGGATCATGCCAAATGTCCGAAGCAAGGATAGCTGTCTGAACGGCATCCATTGTGATTATAAGGGAATCAGCTACAGGCTGACTTGCAGATACAAATCTATCCGAAACATCAACCCATTTTGTTTCTCCGTTGATAGTACGCCCGAATTCCACCTTGAATTCCCATGCGGTGAGTTCTTCATCGGTGATTCCATCAGGAACATAGAGAGTATTAATAGGGAAAGAAGTTGTAACTTCTGCCGTATGCTCATCAATCTGGATATCTGTTGCATAGTCTCTTTCGAGAAGGTCGTAGTTCTGTCTGTTAGTTGTCGTGCGAAAATACGCTTTTACTTCCGTAACGTTACCCCCCGCCTGAACGAGTTCGCTATACTTGTTTGTCTTTTGAAGCAAGAATCCAAACGTAGAGAGTACCCTACGCTGAGAGATATTGATGATATTGTCCTGATTTCCAGTATTCGTACCGCCAGGACTGTCAAAGGTATTCGCAAGGTTGTCTAGTGCGGACCATTCGTTAATGATCGCAGAGTATTCTTGAAGGGCATCGTCAATCGCAGCATCATAATGCCCAACACCTAACTCAACGGTGATACCAGCATCACGAACACTACTCGGATCATCACCAAGCATCGACTTAACCCAATCGATGATTGTATCACGATCCGAATTTACGATTACGTCCTCGCCAAATAGCAAGGTTGCGTGTTCATAGTTAGTAGCCATCAGCGTCCTTCCTTATAGCCTTTTCGGGATTCTCCGTCCCTAATTTGGCGAAGTTGTTTAGGGCAAATGCCATATTTATTGGACACTTCTTTTTGAGTTGCCCCTTCTTCTAACATTGCCATAGCTTTTCGAACAGTTTCATCTGAGTATTTAATCCCCCGATGATTGGAAGCATTACAGGAATGGTGCGAAAAGGCAATGTTATCTAAACTCCAAAAGAGTTCCTTGCTTACCCCAAGCCAAGGCTCTTTATGATCAATAGTTAGATCATCTACTTCTTCTATTGGCTTACCACAACGAAAACAAATATTTTTCCCTGTTTCTACAAGTAGAGAAAACAGGATATTCTTTCTTAGTTTTTGAGTTGCTTGCGTATAGTGCATACCCAAAAAATCAAACCGCTTCTTATTTCTTCGTTCACTCTTATTCATCATGTTTCTTGAACCTCCCCTAAGTTGGTTATACAACATGACCACATATATAAATAGAGGGGAAGGCGCATTGCCTCCCCCTCCATCTTCAACAATGATTACCAGAGTTAGTACCCAGTTAAGCTTAGTTAAGCTTGTTAGGTGTCCAACCCTCAACGCGACCAATATCGAAAGTGCGCTGCGCTGTGCCGAAGCCACCAGCGTAGATGTTAGCACCCAGACCCGCGCTAGGCCAGCCTGTGATTTCGAATCGGCAGAAGTAATCAGAACGAATGAGCTTCTTACCGTAGCGAGTCATAAGACCCTTACGTGGTACGAAGGTGTGCGGATCATAAACTGTAGGAGTTAGCTGGATCGGTACGTATGGAGCGTACACGTAGCCAGTTTCCATGAAGCTTGATCCTGTGTATCCCATGATCGCTGTAGCCGCTGGCATGAGCGGATCAACGTACACTTTCACACGATTCTCAAGGAGTCCTGCAAGTTGCATTCCACCAGTAAGGTTGATTGTCTTGTCCGCAGTATCGCGGAGGAAGGCACCACCGTACTCTAGGATTGTAGCAAACTCAGGAGAGACAACAAGCCAGTTACCGTGGCCGCGTAGCGTTCTCTTGTAGATCATATTTGATCCAGCAAGGATCGCCTCAACAGCGATACGGTACTTATCCTGTACAGTCTCACCACCACTGATTGCGCCAGAAAGATCAACCTTGATCTCCGCACCAGCCATACCAATGATGTCTCTGATGATTTCGCGGTCAATTTCAAGAGCAACTTCATCACTCATCGCGCCAGTCAATTCAGACTCGGCATCAACGCTGTGGTACGCCTGTAGATCCTGCTGAACCTCGGGAGTCCACTTTGTCTTGAGCTTACGAGTCTCAGCAACGATAGCTGAACTCTTGATCTCAAGGTTGATTGAACGAATGTTCGAAGTTTCTTCACCCTGTAGAACGTATGTGTTCGTAGGCTGGTTGAAATTGTCACCAATTTCGAATGGGTTGTAACCGAAGTCAACGAGAAGATTCGCTCCGAAGAACGCTTTACCTGTCGTTGAAGCGGCCCCGCCCTCTACAGCGGGAACAACCTGCGTATCGGTTCCGTCTAGTGTGTATAGGCCACCCTGCTTGAATACCTGACCAACGCCACCTGTAGGTCCGTAGAACTGTAGGTTAAGCGCACCGCCAGCTTCCTTAGAAAGCTTGACTTGGTTAGAGGCTTCAGGCGCACCCGTCACAACGTAGAAGCGTACCCACTTGCCTGAATCATAAGCTCTGTTTGAAGGATACACGTAAACAGTAGGCATACTGTACTTGTGTAGATCCGTTGTAACAGTCTTAGTGAAGGCATCAGCGTCAAGTGTGTACTGACTATCCTGAACCGCAGTAACAGGGTTCGAAGGTGTACCTGTGTAGTAGGCCCAATTGCCATCGATACCAAGCTGTGCGCCGTTTGAAGGTGCAGAGCCAGTAGCGGTGATAATTGTACCTGAAGTGTCTAGGAAGTTAGAAGGTCCGTATCCAACCCAATACTTAGTTCCAATACCATATCCCATAGTATAGAACTCTTGGTCCTGAACTCGGTTTCCTTCCTCATCCACAAAGTCCATGTAGAAAACAAGGCCAGAAGGAAGGCTCATAGGCTGAACAGACACAATTTCATTAGCCAATAGTCCCGCCCAAACACGGCGAACCATCGGGAAAATCACGGTATTGTATCCTTCGGCATCTGTAGTATCGGCCTCAGAAATCATCCATTGGGCAGTATTTTCAAGAAGCTGCGAAACGTTGCTTCGCATTCTATCATTCTGTAGTCCCTTTAGAAGCCCAAACTTGTGCCACTTTTCCATAAGCTGCGTGTTAAGTTCGGGAGTATGCTGCGGCTGAAACTTATCAGAGTCCTTCTGTGCTGCTTGCAAAATGGTACTTGTAAAGGTTCTGTTTTTCTTGTAGTTATTCATCTTTACTAGTCTCCTGCTTTTCAGCATTAGTGAAAGGATCTAGACCAGCATTGTACTGCATTGTACGTGCTAGTCTTTTGGTTTCAGTTTGTTCTGTTTCAGCATTAGCCTTCAATTCTTCTTGCTCTTGTATCAACCGCTCTTTGTCTGCTTCCAGTAACCTTATTTTCTCTGTCAATTTAGATTGAGAGTGCTTTAGCTGTTCATTAAATAGTTTCTTCTCGCGCTTTAGAGCAGAACCAAGCGAACCTAATAGCTCACGTAGCATCTCATTCTCCAAAAGCGTTTCAAAGTGGTCGTTGAAGTGTGTCATATCTTCCTCTATCACGGGTTGCTCTACAACTACGGGCGGCTTCGTAGCCTCGCGTTTCACCTTTTTCTTAGGCTGGCGGGGCTTTACGGCTACCTTTTCTTCAACGACCTTTTCTGGTTTCACTCTCGAAAGCTCACGTAGTAAGCCTTCGGAAGTCATCAGAAATGAGTGTTCCAGTATCTTATGACTGTTCATGACAAACCACCTTGGTCAATGGTTTAGTCAGAAATTCCAGCCAAGTGCTGCATTCTCTTAACGTCCACAGTCTCAATGAGTGTAGGACTTGTTGTTGAAGAAGAACTCGTCATCGTAGTTTCCTTGATGATTTCCTTGATACCCTTACCAATGTTACCAAGAGCAAAGCTTTCGGAGAGGACGTTATAGATCTTCTTAACTTCCTTCTCATTCTTTGCGCGGTCGATGGCTTCAATGATGTGAGACTTCTGCTTGGCAGATAGGTTCTCACTAGATAGCAAGCGAGTTGTTACAGCGATCTTAGATAGATACAGATCGGTTTCATTAATAGAAGCCTTCTGAGCCTTGACGACCTTTCTTAGCTTCTTATGCTCCTTGATGAGAGCATTCATTTTCTTGTTGAGTCTCTTGTATGATTCCATGTAAGGTTCATCCTCTAATTCTTCGTCATCTTCCTCGTCCTCGATTTCATCGTCAAAGACTTCTAGGATTTCCTCATCATCTTCCTCATCAGCGAGTTCACCTTCAGGGTAATCTAGGTCGAGTTCGTCTGTAGCTTCATCAACTTCGATTTCAGCTTCATCCTCATCGTCAAGATCATCGACAGCGGTTTCATCACCAGAGGGTTCAGTATCCTCATCGCCTAGATCAACAGCGACTTCCTCATCGCCTTCATCGTCATCCACTTCGACTTCTTCATCATCATGAGATTCATCATCGGTATGAATGTCGATATCAACGTTATCGTCATCGCCTTCATCATCGTCAGAGAATTCCTCCTCATCTTCCTCGCCTAGAAGGTCATCTTCTTCGTCGGAATCAAAGGCAGGAGCATCTCCACCCTCGGCTGAAGGGGTATCTGTTTCCTCAGTAACTTCTTCGGCATCTTCTTCGTCATCGCCGTCAATTACTTCCTCGTCCTCGTAATCGCCGTCTAGTTCTTCATCAAGTTCTTCAACTTCATTCAAGAATAGATCTTTGATTTTCTTACGCATTTTGTCTCCTTAATACTTGTTCAAAAAGTGCGCCGACTTCTCTAGGAATTCGGATACGTCAACCACTTTTCTAACCTCTCCAAAGTTTTCACTTTCATGCAGGAATGCTCCATGAGTCGAAGGCATGGATACCAAGTCATAACAAATCAACTGATAATCCTCTTGCACGTAGTTGTCTCCATCTACGCTGCCAACACCTCTTGAGCTAATGCCTAATGGAACTTTGGAGGCTATTAGCTGTTTTGCAATCTTCCCTGCGGGTGTATTCAAAATCTCGACTTCGCCTTCAATAACGAGTCCGTTCCACCAGAAACGCCTGATCAAATGAGAGGCATTCTGAAGGTTAACTTCGGGAGTCGTAGGGTGATCTAACTCACCCAAGGCACGATTCTCATCCACTAGCCTCTGATACTTGCTCATCTCACGTTCAAGAATGTCTTTCGCGTAGATGCGCCCGTTACGATTCTTCTCATCGGCTTTTTGCAATGGACCCCGAATGATTAAAGGCTGTTCGGTTTCAATGGCCTTTACAGCTTCTCTAATTAGAGATTCATTTATATTAATTAGCGTTGTTTCTGTTATAATGCCTTTCATTATGAATCCTTCTTTACTTTTTTGATGATTTTGTCGGCTTCTTCTAGTAAGTCCTTACAATCAGTTAGGACTTCGAAGTAGGATTCCCTCTTTATTGACTTAACAGAGTGGACAACTTCCTTGGTCTGTTTCTGAACCGCTTGCTTGATTTCGTCAAGCTTTTTCACAATCAAACCAACCACCGCTGCCCCAACGCCAATCTTACCCAACGCCCCTAGCTCAGAAATGAGTTCAACGCGCTCCCGTAGTCGAGCGTCAACCTTCGTGAATTCCTTCATCATGAAATCTGAGAAGGAGTTTTCTGATTCTAGGGCATCCAAGATGAACTGTTCTTCTAGCGGGTCTAGGTCTTTCTTCATAGCCATAGAGACTAGTTCCATCTTATCGTTGAAAAACTTGTTGTACTTCTTGACCGCACCTACGTTTTTTCGCGTTAGATGCTCGTACAGTTCTTCAGTAGTTCTTTTGTCCTGAATTCCCGTCTGATGCGCCTCAAGCGCAATATTGATTGCTGAGAACATATTGTTGTACTCATCGTCAATATTGATGAACGTATCTTCTATTTCTTGCAGTATTTTCGTGCGTTTAAGGGACGAAATGAGTCTAGCATACTCTCGGCTCACCTGTTCCCCTTCGGGAAGGAAAGCAAGAGCATTTTTTACTTTCTTTTTTGCCCCCATCTTGGTTCTTGTCTTAGCATGAATCAAGTGATTAAAGACAACCGCTTCCTTGTGAAGTGCCGCTTCTGAATGAAAATGCTCATGCATAAGGCCATGATAGATCTTTGCCCTATCTAAGTCCCTATGAAGTAATGATTCGATGAACGAATACGATAGCATTTCGAAGATTAGACCAGAGTTAATCATGTGCATTCTCCTTCAAAAGTGTAGTTATCTCTTTGTACACTTTGCCTACGAAAGCTTTGTTGCTCTCCATAGCCATAGGACTATCCGTATCGGGTTTGTCTACGCCCATTTCTCCCGTGTCGTAGTTCTCCCGATCCTCACCCTCATCATCCCACATTTCGCCTTCTTCGGACTCAAGCTCATCGTGGTTGTTCTTCTTGATTCGACCAAGCTCACGCTTGATTTCCTCATCGGACATTTTGAGAAAGTTCTGCATAGCATACTCGACAGAGAATGCCTGATCCTTACCAGTAGCTTCTTTGAATAGACTGATACGTTCCATCCACAAAGCCGCTTGCATCAACTCGGCCTGATGTGAAGGATTAGTCATGGTAAGCTGGAAGTTTAGAACGTCATCCTCATGCACACCCTTGAGATATAGGTGGATGATGGCAAGGCGTGTTAGTCCCGCAAGGAAAGCCTTCTGGATGCGTTGAATGGTACGAGAGAATCTAACGTCCTCTTGAGACAAGAGGCTCTTGGCAGAGATTTCTTCCTCGTAAGTTAGGTAGGACTTCGGTACTTTGAGAACAGAGAATAGCTTCTTCTGAATATACTCAATGTCATCAATGTCGCTAAGGTGCTGCGCTCCTGGCAGCGTGTCGATCTGTGAAGAAACCCCACCTCTAGAGGGAAGGATATAATCCTCATCTACAGCCATAGGATTGTAGCGAAGGTGGGTCATTCCAGAGTCTTTTTCTACTGTGCTTGTTTTCTTGAGCTTTCTCTTTACAGACTCAAGATAGTCCCCAACGTCTTTCGGATTCATGTTTCCGACTTCGATGTTGAACACTCTACGCTCGGGCGCACGTGTAATACGATAGACCATCATCGCGTCCTCAAGCATTGTTAGCTGTTTGAAGATTCTACGCGCTGAGTCTAGGATGCCTCGGCTATAGGGCTTAAATCTATCGTCCCCGCCCAAGGCGAAATGCGCCATATTAATGTCCTCAATGTAGGGCTTGTCTTGTAGTCCAGAAGTAAAGAACTGTCCAGACGCGCTTTCAAGCCGTAACCATTGGTATCTGATCTTCTCGGGATTGTCCTCATCGAATCCCATTTCCTTTGCGATCTCAACAGAAGGCAAAGGTAGGACGCGGACAATCCCGTTGGTTTCCTCTGTCTCGGTGTACATGAAAACATCACCGTACTTACAGAGATTTCGGACCCATGCCCATGCGTTGTTCTCAATGTCTAGGATATTGTAGAAGAAATCCTCAAGGTATTCCTTGTTCTTCTTGTCATCGGAATAGATCGAAACGACTTTACCTTCTTCATTGAAGATCGTGCATTCGTCTGCATAGATATCCAACGCCGAAGAAATCATGGGTTCAAACTCCATCATTTCAAAGTCGGTGTATCGAGCCTTACGATCATGTACCTGAGAATTATCAATCGCTTGCTGATAGAAGGTATAGGAAACCTTGTCCGACAAACGATCAATGATCTTCTGAGTTGTACTTACGTTATCGCCAAGATCGTCATAATAGACAGACTTTGGCCTGTGCGGAGAAATCTTACGCGCCAAACCCGAATAGTCGGTTGGTCTGCGTTCCTTACTCGCATCGATCATTGTTCTAAAGGTTGTTGGCTTTATAGGCATCGTTTCCCCTAGTCATTAAGCAGCCAGCGAAGATCCCCTAGATCTGGATCTTCCCAAGGATCTTCCCCTGGAATTCCCTGTGGCGTTATCTGTGGTTCCAGCACTTCTGCAAAGGTCTGAAAGTCAGGCGTGTAATACTCAACATCAAGGGCTTGGTGTGAGTTTCGTTGCGCCTCATATCTCAAGTAGCAAGCTGTTGCAAGAGGAATAACAAGGTCATCATTGTAGCTTTGCATCGCTTGTGCTTTACCGTTGTACCAAATGAAAACGTCAAGCTCATCGAGCAGCCTCTTTGAGTAAACCTGTAACGTTCTCGGGTTCATTAGCTCAACCATAGCGTCAATGACTCTAGGACGAACTAATGGTGACATGGTGAATCCTGGGACCATTTTCACTTCTGACTCAACAGGAGCATAGGGATTCACTTTTGTCTTTTGCGCTCTGCTAGTGTAGTAGATATTGGAATAGCCTGATTCTACGAGCGAACTAGCTACAGCCCACCCCAAACCGTTGTTTTCTACTACGATTTGCGCTTTCTTATAAGTAGTCGCGGCCTTAAGCAAAAGTTGAACAAATTCAGTCGTAGTTACCTTACCCTTGAATTCTTCTATCTGTTCATAGTTGGTTAAGTCAAAGACCTCATAGGTAGAGAAGTCCTTTCCATCACCACGCGCAACGTCAGCCGTAATGATGAACTCTCGGTCCATAAGGGTAGGATCATTCTTAAGATCACGCCAACGCCAAATAGCATTGTTGGGACCAGACTTACTGATTGGGTCTTTCATCTTGTGCTTGCGATACCATTGCAGCGATTCAGCATCAACTACCGTGTTACCTGAAGCAATGAATGAGCATTCATATTCCTGCGCCATGCGCTGCTTGTCAAAGCTAAGAGCCTTGAACGAATCTTCCCACCAATCCTGATCACGCTCGGGATGAAGATCCCAATTGAGAGTGATAGGCTTGAAGTCGTTTAGTTCTGATTCGGCCTCCACAAACATTTTGTGGAAGAAGTTACCCTGACCATTCGGAGTCGAAAGAATGATAGCGTCACCACCCGTTGATAAGGTAGGATACGCAGCGGTCCATAGAACGTCAATGTTCTTAATAAAGGCAGCTTCATCAAGCACCAACAATGATAAAGCTTCGCTTCGTCCCGCATCATCTGAAGATGGAGAGGCTGTACACGTAGAGCCATTAGCAATTGTTACGCTCTGTTGGTTGTCGGACGTAAGCTCGGGCTTGAGGAAATCTGGTAGATACCTCATGAACACTTTCACCTTCGTAATGAAGTTGATAGCGGTTGACTGTTTGGTAGCGATAACCAAGATCTCTTTGTTAGGATGAAAGATCATGAGCCACGCACAGTGACCAGCCACAAGTGTTGACAAGCCAAGCTGTCTACTCTTGAGGATGATCGTAAATCGGTTCGTTAGGAAGTCCCCTAGCGTTTCCTCTTGAAAGTCGTACATTTTGAAAGGAATCAATCCCTTCATTGGGTGTCGCACCTTTCCAAACGTAAGCAGGAAGTAAAGACAATCCCTTGCACACTTGACAAACTCTTGACGTTGTTGTTGTATATCCATTCTATGCTTTTTTCTTTATGATAGCTGTTATTCCAGAGCCATAGAATATCTCTACGAATTCTATACTATCCTGTATGTATTCAATTTCTTCTTCTGTCAGGTATTTACTAGGAAATTGATTGGACTCTTTTAGAGTTTCAACAAGGGGTAGGGTCTTTGGGAAATCTTTATCATCGATAAACTTCCCCCCTAATTTAGACGTATGAAGATCCTCGATAACGTAGTAGCCCTCTGGTTTAACGTAGGGGAATAGAAAACCAAAACTTATCTGCTGTTGTTTCATGTGATGCCCACCGTCATCAAGAATCAAATCAAAGTCTCCTCCGAATTCAGATATGAATTTTTCGAGACATTCACGATCTGCCTGATCCCCCTTAAATAGTGTGTATCTAGAATCATTGATGTCCGCAAAATGTCTATCGTCCATACCAAAGACTTTAGCCTTATTGAAATAGGCCAACCACATTTTTATGGAGCCTCCCTTATGCACACCTATTTCAAACACTTTTTCATAGGTATCTCTTTCATCTTTTAGATACCTGTAGTAGAAGTCTGTGAACCCATGTTTTTCAGAGAAACTAGTTCCCTTATTAGTATTGAATTGATTCGCTAATCTCGTTAGCTCGTTCATACAGACTCCTTAAAGTATTCCTCTACCCAAATAGACCACTTCCTACTCCTATTATTTTTAGGAACGGACCTTCCTACATGATGGCATAGCGGTTTATCTTCTTCTAAGTATATAGACTCCCCAAAATCATAAAGACGATCATATTGTTTGGGCCAATTCCGCGAATTCGGAAGCACTTTAGTTTTTAGCTTATTCTTGAAACAGAATTGTGATAGTTTCCCTGCGGTATCCACAATGGGAATGTTTGGGTATAGGCCCTCTCGGAACTTAATCTCGTCATCAAAAATGGCTTTTACAAAAGCCATAAAGTAAGGACGGAAAAAATTCTTATTGTAAGCCCGATCCTCAAATACTCCCGATACTAGCTCGTATTTAGATAGCAAATCTGAAATCTTCTTATCCCAATTTTTAGACAAAAAAGCGATATCCTGATCTACTAAAATCACATACTTAGATGCCTTATCTAAGTTGTTATATCCAATAGATAACCCATCTGCATGTCCTCGGCTTCCTACTTCTTTTGTGTTAGTATTATCCACTAACTTGATATTTGACCACCTTCCATAGTCTAGCTTTGTAGGGGAATTACATACAACAACCACTTCATAGTTTAAGTGGCTCATCGATTGTTCAATTGATTCAAGGAGAATCTCCATCCAGATATCTCCTTTGTAGTTTACTGTTATGAATGAGATCATATCAAAGCTGCCTCCCAATCTTCGGTATTCCCTTTGAGGGGATTCCAATCTTTTTCCATGCCTAGAAACTTTCGAACTATCTGTCCTTCGGCCTCGATAGCACTCTTGACTCCCGCGCCAACTAAGCCGTAATCGTGCATCACCACAGGGATGCGGGGAAAGAGTTTACGTATGTTCTGAATATCCCAACGTGGATACTCGCCTTCATGCATGGCATCTACAAACACAAACTCAATGGGATACTTTCCTATTACTTCCCATGCTTCGGGCCTATAGATATCCATTGTCTTGAATACTACATGGTCTTGAAGATCAAGTTCCTCCATGAGTTTCATTGCTTTCGAAATACGCAAAGGATCGTTGTCGATAGCTAGAACCCTACCACCGTTCTGCTTCATAGCGAGAGCAAGAGCGGCTGTCGTGTTGCCTGTATCGCATCCTAGTTCCATCACCCACATGTAGGTTTCGAGAACACATTGCTCATAGAGTTGAACCTTGAGCTTTTCGGTAGTTGTTGTTTTGTACTCAGTCTTGTCTCTTACTGCGCTTAAGATTTGCGATAGCGACATGGAAAACCTCCTCGTATTCGTCTGCGGCTTTTTCGATTGACTTCACTTCGATAAACTGAGTGAGTCTGTTGTAGTTCTCGCAGATAGACTTAAGCCCCCACAAGAAACTGTACAAGGTTTGATCGTGAAAAGCTTCCCCACCAACACCTACAATTTCCCGATGCCCTCCGTCATCCAGATACAGTACAGGTAAGCCACAAGCTTGCGCTTCAATTACCGCATTGGAACAGGGATCGTTTTGTGAAGGTGCTACGTAGATATCCGCTTCATCATAATGATTCTTCAAGAAGGGTGGAGAGACAGCAGGACTAACCTTGATCTGCTTGTACTTTCCTGGCAACCGACCAATGAAAGTGTACTCAATCGCTCTTTGTTCAAAATCGATTCGGTCCTCTAACTGTTGAAGTAGCCACGCCGCTTTACGTGGATTATCACTCCAACTTGCAGTTATCAATCGAACACGATTGGGCATGTCCATCTCTCGTTTCTTGAACGGAAACATTTCGGTGTCTGTACCATTGACAATTGTGTACACCGATTTGTGGTCATGCGGCACAAAGCCAAGCTGAAGGTTCTTCTGAAGGCTCCAATCGGATTGAAAAACTGTAGCATGCATTTGCTTGTTCATTTCCCAAAGCCTTTTGTCCACGCCTTCATCATGACCACGTATTAGCTGCGTAGGGCCATCAATACGATGAACCAAAGCAACGTTAGGTGATCGATAGCAGTCCTCTCCGAAGTGATGAGCATTGACTAGCACAACCTCTGCTTCTCCTGCATAACCGCGCAAACGACTATCGATCATAGTATGTCCGCGTTTTTCGAGTTCCTTGTAGAGATGCTTGAGGAATTGGTTTCCACCGCCCCAAGGTCCGTCCACAAACTCATAGTCAATCAGTATCTTCATGAGCAACCTTCCAACAGTTTTCGATGATCTCATCGTACACTTTGATATGTCTGCGAATGTCCTGATTCAAAGCCTTCTTGTAGTTGTACGTAACCATAGCCGTAACGCTGTTACCGTCAAACTCATGGATACGATTTGCCATTTCCCCTTCATCCTTACAGATTGAGTAGGGGTGCAAAGTTCTCTGTGCTGATCCCACGCGAGTTGATAGGATAGGCTTCTGTGCCAAGCTAGCTTCAAACAAGGCTTGCGGCCCACCTTCATGGCGGGAAGTCACAAGGTACAAGTCAATGACGTTGTATAGTTCATTCAATCGCTCAACGTCAGCCTTTTCAAAGTAAGAGTAAGGAATCTCAAGTTTGTCTAACTCGGCCATGATATACTGTCTGCGCCAACCCGCTAGAACCACATGGCTATCATTCCCCGCTTCTTTCAAAGCTTTCATGATAGCCACGTATCGATCTGGCCCCTTGGACAACTTAGGGGACGCTAGATCGTGACCTTCAGTATCACGCTGGAATGATCCGAAGATGAGCTTGTCCTCGGGAATTCCTAGTTCCTCTTTAAGCTTCGTGCGTTCTTCTTCAGAGAGAGGAAAAAAGTCCTCTTTGTTACACCAGTAATCCGTAAGCATCACAGGAGAGTCACTTCCCTTGTCAATCAAATGGTAAGTGAATACATCTTGCGTGAAGTAGTGATCCACAAATTCGTCCCGTAGCTCAAACTCACGAAGATCAAACTTGCTAGGATCAATGTGATGAATGGTACAGATAACGAACTTCTCTTTAAGAACAGGAACGGGAATTTGCGCCCAGACCCAAGGAGCAATCAACCATATGATATCTGCGTCCTCGGGCTTGTCCACGATTTCATGGGACGTAAATTCAAGGAACTCATCCCTAATACGATCTACAATCCAACCTTCTGCGGGATCATTGACGAATAACTTCATTAGGCTTCCTTTCGCTTCAGTAGAACCAACCCCTGATCCGTTTCAGGACCAGCAGGGCCATCAAACAAGTGTCCTCGGAACTCAATCATTTCAACGTCCCATTCACCTGTAGCAACGATTTCATCAACTACTTCAGTCACTCCTACGCCCCAAGGACAGTTGTAATCATCAAAAAGGATCATACCACCATCAGCAAGCATGTACTCCGAAATATAGAAGTCCTCCATGATGATAGTCGGGTCATCGTGATTTCCATCGATGAAAATCAGGTCAAAGTGGTTTTGGTAGCTCATACTATCGAACCTTTTGTTATCTACATGATGAAACGTGATCTTGTCCTTGCCAGGAATATTAAGCAATTCGTAAAGCTCTTTGTTCGAAATGTTGATCGGTTCCCACATCAAAGCCGTATCTTGCGCTTTTTCGAAGGGTACCACATCAATCGTAACGATTTCCTCCATTTCAGGGATCAAACCAAGCACGTAGCAAGTTGTACCGCGCCCCGTCCCGATTTCAAAGAAGCTCTTAGCTCCTGTATGCTTTGCAATCGCATGAATCAGGTATTGCTGTTCCCAACCCGCTTCGAAACGTTCTGAAGGTGGTTTTACGCGAGTTTTCGTGACTTTACAAATGGATTGGATGAGTTTCGCATCCTTACGCCAATTGTAGCTGATTTCGCTAAAGTAGGTCTTAAGGTCGGTAGTTTTCATGAATTTCCTCCAAAAAGGCTAGGTATCGGTTCGCTGTGTTCTCAATATTGATCAAATCATGCGTCCAATTGAAATTGTGCGCCATTTCCATGTTCTCGACCACTCTTGCCGCAATTGCTTCGTAATCTTCTTCCATTGACGGCGGTTCGTAGGTATTGTGGACCTTTAGACTGTATTTCTCAGGTGCAATGATCCCAGAGTCGGGATCTTGCACTAATTCACCTGTCCCGCCCGATTCAGAGCAAAGTACAGGCACAGAATGGCCCAAAGCCTCTACAACAGAGTTTGGACAGTTATCTAGGTATGTCATATGGAAGAAATAGTCGGATGAGCGGAAAAACGCCTTCATCATGTCATCATCGATCTTTTGACGGATGATATAGACATCTTCATCGTCTGAATAGACTCCGCACCAATTGAAATCACCAACCATGACGAAAGCAACCTTGTAATCGACCATTTCCTTCAAATGTTCGAAAACGGCAAGGTTATCCTCGGGTCTTTTGTTAGGTCGCCAGCTTGACGCACTAAAAATGACTCTATCGTAGTCTGAAAGGTAATCTAGACGCTTTTTCGGCTTCGTATCGATGACTGTACCGTTTGGAATGACTTTCCAGTGCGGCTCTTCCAGGGTGAGCCAATGCCTAAAATGCTTGGCAACAAGCTGCTTTGTGAAGTTGGATTGGAAAATATGGGCATCAACGGAATTGTAGGTGCGAATTATATGGTCGTTACCATTTTTGTGGGTCAAACCTTCGAAATTCACCTGTTCATTGATATAGATGCCGTCCAAACGCTGCACGTAGGGCCTATCGGAACGTAAATCGAAGGAATTCGATATGAAAATGAGTCCAACATCGAAATCTTCGTAGATATCCCAAATAACCTTATGCCCTTTACGGCTGAACTCGTCTGCGAGTCGTTTTGCAAACTTAGCGGGACCAGAATTAGTCTCGGGGTTCACTCCCTGCATTTGAATCTTCATTATCGAACCTCTTTCCTTGGTCAATGTATAACTTCACCGCTTCAGCAATGAACTTCGCGGTTTCCACTTGGATTTTCTCCTTCACATGCTCAGAATCCCAATTTTCCATGTTATACATGCAAATCGGAAGCGAGTTGAAGTAGATTTCGTTCTTGTCCTCAATCATCTTAAGCATTGGCAGCATATATGCCATGTCATAGCTTGAATTCCAAAAGTTTCCGTTCCTGGGATCGATCATCATCTCGTAAGGTATAGCTGTAAAGCACTTTCTCTTGAAAGTCTTGAGATGCGAAGCGACCCAAGGGTAATCTTCATACGAATTCGCCAAAATCACTTGTGGCGGGTACTCTCGGCAATGTCCATACTTCATATGCCACGGAGTCCACGGCGCATAACGCAGAAATTGACCGTATGTGATAGTAGATTGCTTATGCATGCCCAAAATTACATCAGTTGCGTTAGGCAACAGCCAATCGTCACCGTCAAGCTGTGCAATAATGGTGTCATCACCCTTCAAATGGTTCACAATGACATTGTAAACGTTGTGTAATGGGCCTTGACGCTCGGAATTCTCAAGGAGAGTGATTCGCGGCTCATTATCTACTAGAACATGTAGTCTTTTTCGGTCTGTATCGTCCCATTCTGAGGCATCCTCTACAATATGTGCCAACCAATCGCCATTTTTCTGCGACATGAGACTTTGAATGCATCTTTCAATCAAGAAAAAGCGGCCTCGGAAGGGGATCACGTAGTTTACTCTAGATTTGCTCATGATTTCACCTCGTTATAGGGCTTATACTTCGCCTTGGCTCGTATCTCCCAATCGTTACGCCTCTGCTCTCCTTCTTTTGAAATGAAATCGCAATTAGCATGGATATTATAATACAAAAGAGCTTCTTGGAATACCTTGACGTTCTCCTGCTCACACATTTCAAGCATGGGGAACATGAAGGATAGATCCCAAGCGACTTTGTAGTAGTTGCCTTCCTTGTCTTTCATGTCATCTAGCTTGACTTCATCCCAAAGAAAACGCCGATAGGTTCTCAACTGAGAAGCCCACCAGCCGAACTGTCTAAAGCCCTTCTTTTTCCAGATGAAATCGGGATACTCGCGGCAAACAATATGCTCTCCTGTGGAACGCACGTGCGAACCGTAGGTAAGCCAAACGTTAGGATCTTCGTAGGCTTGGACAAGCTTCTGAAGAACCCACTTGTGCGTGAGAGCATCGTCCCCATCGACCTCAAGCAGAATATCTTGAGGATTGTCGCTATCTTCATCGCGTAGCGTCTGCCAACCATCGATCAGATTGAACATGCCGCCCATGTTCTCGGGTTGCTCCTTAAGCATAAACCGATCATCCCCACGAATCGCTTTACGGGCGAGTTCATAGGTATCATCGGTTGTCCCGCCATCAACAATGATAATTGCCTTAAAACGATCATGTGTCTGCGACTTGATGCTTTTTATACATGCCTTGATATAACGTTCACAATTCCAAGCAGGAATCACGATATGGAATTTGGTCATTTAGATAACCTCACCTTTTCGAGTTTGTCTGGTTCTGATTCTACTTCGGTTTCCCTCAAGCACTAGGCCCTCTACCTCGGAACCCATGCGCTCATAGAGATAGCGTCTATACGCTTTCAACAGTCTAGGGGCAGAACGCTTGAGCAGGAAGTAGAACAGCCTCCCATCTGCATTAGGAAACTTCTCCTTGAAGTTCTCCAACGTTGTCCAGTATTTTCGATTCATGTAACGAATGTTTATGCCCTCAATGAAAGGCCGATCACATTGCTTGTCCGCATGAAGCACAAACACAACAGGGCGCGTGTCCCAAGCCCACGGCTTTAGATACGCAAACTTGACGAAGGTTCCAACTTCAATGTCGGATTCCTTGCGTCTGAATGTAGTTTCCTTTGGCCCTTTAATATCCTTGGATTGCTTGGTCGGCGTTCTCTGAATCGGCTTAACCCGTTTCGGCCTCGTTTTCCAATGGACATTTGCCATGCGTTTTATTCGTGCCATATTATAGTAGATCCTTGAGGAAAAGTATATACTCTGCTTTCGTTTTTGCATGCTTTTTTAGATTACACTCACAACATACAGGCTCAAGATTCTCTGTCAAGTCCGAACCACCACGACTTAAAGGGATCATATGGTCTATCTGCATGATCTCTGAATCATACACGAAGCCAATTTCCTTACCACAGTAAGGACATAAACCTGTTCCCTGTGCGGCGATTTCTTCATGTGTCCACACTTCGGTTTCCACTTGCATCTTTATAGCTCTCCGCTTAGTCTTGTGTCTCTTGTGAAGATCGGGATTTCTTTTCTTCCATTCCTTTTGATACGCCTTTAAGCGTTCCCTATTCTCTAAGTAGTAGTCCCTTCGCTTCTTTGCGATTCTCTCTTTATTTTCATCCTGCCACTTACGCCCTCGTTCTTTATACCTATCCTTATTCTTTTGATAGTAAGCCTTATTTCGTTCCTTTAGACAAAGGGCGCAGATCTTCCACTTCGTTTTTTCATAACGTGGAAACTGGTCTATAGGCTTATCCTCTTTGCAGTAATTACAGATCATAGAAATACCCCCTAAAGATAAATAGTCTTTAGGGGGCATTAAGGGCAGAACTAACTTAGCTTAGTGTTCTAAGTTGATCCCTGCTTTGTCGAAGTCGGTGAGTAACTTTTCTACGTATGAGTCCCATCGCTCGATGAGCGATTCGTGATCTCCGTTCTCTGATACTTGCTCCAAGTTGGATGCGATATCGTCCCCCGTTGTTAGAGCCTTCTTGAGTGTTCGTACTGTATCAAAGTTCAATTGGTATTCGGGTTTCTTACTCATAGTTATACCTCATTCAGATAGTAACTCGCTTGGTTAAGATTCTCTTTGACCCAACGAATTTGCTTCTCTATTCCATCCTTTAACAGAGTCGAAGGCAACCACCATCGTTCAAGCCGCCAATCTTCGGCAGCTTGTGTGATATTTGCATCACCACGAACTCCTGGGTTACGTAAAACGTTAATCTCCTTTCCTAGTTCTTTCTCAATGATCTTGATTGTTGCGTCCATCGAAACAACAGAACCGCCGCTGATATTGTACGTGTAACAGTCGGCCTTACGTTCTGCTGCCTTATAGAAGGCTTCGCATACGTCCTCAACGTAAGTGAATTCCCGCTTCACTCCACCATAGAGATTGAAAGGCTTGTCCATAAGTCCACTCATGATAAGTCGGCCAAACGCCATGTCGGGACGCTGGCGCGGACCATAGACGTTGAACAGTCTAAGGATCGTGTAATGAACTCCATGCCATCGATGATAAAGTCGGATCAAATCCTCGGAAGCATTTTTCGTTACTCCATAAGGACTAACAGGCTTGGTTCTTTGGTTCACATCGAAGGGAACCATCGTATCACCATAGACAGAACTTGTCCCTGCGTAGAATAATTCTACTGAGGGAACTTCCTTCATTGCGTCCAGAAGATTCTGTGTTACGAGAATATTGTCAGAGAGATAGTGTACAAACCTTTCCCCCCAACTAGAGCGTACCCCCGCACGTGCCGCAAGGTGGAACACTACATCAACGCTCTTGATTAGCTCCACCAATTCTTCGTGAGGCATGTAGGCCAGATCCTTCTCTATCAATTCAAAGTTATCATTGAAGGAAAGATCATACAGGTTCAATCGTTTGAACTGAGGGTCATAATGAGTTGTGAATGAATCCACGCCCACTACGTCCCATCCTTTTTCAATCAAGTAGTCACAAAGATTAGAACCAATGAAACCCGCTGCCCCTGTTACTAGGGCTTTCATTTAGTTCTCCTCACGCTCCAACACAACTAGAAAATAGTTATGCTCAAGGGGGTAAATGTCCCACAAGCAGTATCCAATAACACTATTGGAGTATTCTTCAAGTTCCGTCATGGGAACTTTCTTGATAATGTAACGATCTTCTACTGGCATTATTCCTCCTCGACAGGTGGGCTACTAGGCTCTACCTGTTTCTTGGGTACGTTTGCTAAAACAGGATTCTTCCCTTGTTCAAAGAATTTTCCTGGCGTTCCAAAATTGTAACTCATGTCATCACCTTGTAGGGTAAGAGTAGATATCGATTCGGTCCAACCTCAAGTAACCAAGTTACGCCCCCTGTAATTCCCAAGAGAACCCACTCGTTTACTTCTTGTAGGCTTGCCGTGTACACTTCAGGATAACCCACTTCACCTACCGCAAAGCCCTCAATACGAAACATCACGCCCATTTGATTCTGGCATTCAATCAGATCATAGACACCAATCACAACAGAACCAGTATCCCCTGATTGAATTCCAACCAAGGGACTTCTATCGGCATTGATCATTTCAACGATAGCGGTAGAAGGCATGCTTACTGTCCAATGTCTAACTTTGCTCTAGGATCATAGTTGATAAGATAGCCCAACTGGTCCGCTAGCTCTTGATTCAGGAGCAGCTTGTGGTCGAGCATCTTCTCAATCTCTTTGCATAGCTGAACGACATGCACCACATTACGGCTGTGCTTTTTGCGTCCAGACAATCCTTTGTGGAAATTCGAAGCCATCTTATGTTCGAAAAACTCACGCATCGCGCTCGGTGTTCTCATGTAACTTCTCCTTTGTGGCAATCGCATTGGCAACCCATTCTTGAGTTGTCAAAGTCTCATCAAAATCGATTCGGCTTGAACGAAGCTGTTTCAGGATAGTATCACAACGCGCTTTGTAAGTAGATAGCGATTGAAGCATTTTTTGAAGTACGATCTGGTGGAGACTATTAGGGCGAAAAACCGTTCTGTTCTCTAGGTGGAACTGTAACCTAGCGATCTGTACGCCAAGTTCCCCGCTCAAAGCCTCGTAGTGTTCTTCCTGAGAATTCAAAGTCGATTTCAGTTCGCGGAAAAGTTCGGTGTACGAAGTCACTAGTTTGTGCATATGAAAAAGCCCTCCATTCAGGTTGTCTAAACCTAAATAGAGAGCTTCGTCAATTTTATTCAGAATCGATTAGTAGCGTTTCTCCCTAACAATAGCATTCGCCAGAACTAGAAGGATAATCGCCACAAAATAACCCCAAATGAGCCAAGGCCATGATACAACGCTCAAGCCAAAGCCCTTAATGAAAGCGGTCCAACCGATAACTGTCCCGCCCAAGAGCATCACAAAAGAAACCACTAACCGCAGCATTAGTATTCTCCTTCATCATCGAAGTTCTTACGCTTCCGATTCATCGGCGTTTCTTCTTCGTCCAAAGTGATAACGTCTTTACTTCCACATTCAGGGCAGCGATACATAAACTCAAATACCGCGCCACAGTCAACACACTCCAACTGAGTTGTTTCAAAACGTGCCATTACTTTTCGTTCTCCTGACGAGTAAGGGTATAGGAGAAGTCCTTAAGGAACTCATCCATATTTCTGTAGCTCTTGGTGAGCCTACGATGATCATGGCTGGTGAAGATAGTCACAAGAATGCTATCGTCCATCAGCTTGGTGAAGTAAGCCTCCGAACCCTTGTCCAGAAAATCGTCATTGAAATGGCAACGCACGAAATCGTCAAACACGAAATCCTTGTTCATTCTAATCCTCCAAAAGTTCGATTCCAGCCTTAGCCAGAAGTCGCGTAAGATAATCCTCATCATTCATGATATCCTCGGAAAAGTAAAGCGCAAGGAAGTCACGATGCGCGGACTTGAGAAGGACACCCACAGTTTCCAGAATGTCCTTACAGTAAACGTCCCCAATGTCATACGATCCGAAAGTATGCGGGGAAGATACCGCACAATGAAAACGCGCATATTCCTTTTCGGGATCTTTCTGCCAGTTCTTAAGAACTCGCCATTCCCAATCGCCGCCTTCGAAAATCGCCCAAGGCTTTTCAACGTCACGCCGCTTGCTACACAGGATAGGCATTCTTTTCTCCTTCTTTATACGGTAACTTCGTTGCTTTCTGCAACCCTTAAAGTCTTTCCCCTGTCCAACACCCATTCGAAAATGGCTTCTTTGGTTACTGGCCGACTTCTTAGCCATGTTAATTCTCCTTTCCAACTTCATGCATGAATTTCCAAAGAAATACCACCAAGCAGATTATCGGCACACTAATAGCAAATGCTTCGGGCCAAGTCATTACTTCTTTCCCTTCTGTTTCATTTCGTTGATATCGATCTGAATGCTAGACACTCTCCACAAGATTACAATCAACAATCCTATTACGAAAAACATTAGCATTACTTCTTCCCCTTCTGTTTAGCTTTACGAGCAGCCCTAGCCTTTACCAGAGCGTCAGTATTACCTCCGCGCTTCCCGCGCTTATCGTAAGGATTCTTGCCCTTCCTGAACAGCCACAAGGGACAGCCCACGCTAGGACATTCACCTGTGCGATTCGTAGCAATGCATTGAACGCACATTGCCTTAATCGCTTTCTTGTAGCTTGTGGCATCCTTGCCATACTTAAGAAACATCTCATCGGTAGCATCACCATCGGCCTTGATGCGCTTTGCTTCCTTCTTAAGCCAAGCTTCCCTACGTTTCATTTCTGTTGCAGACATTTCTAAATCTCCCTCACATCGGGCCAAGTTTTCATCAACTCACCAAAATTTTCCATGATAGCAATCTGCTTTTCTTCAGACAGACCACTTAGCTTTTTGACAAATTTTGAATCATACATGTTAGTCACGCCAGAGGCACGAACACGCTCATACTTCTCATACTCTTGCTTAGTGATTCCCGCAACTGTTTTTTCAGACATGATTCTCTCCTAGTCCAGAGTTTTCGGTACGAGCCAAAGTATAGCGTAAAGAGTGAACGCTGTCAAGCCCAAACCGACCCAAAATGCTAACGTACTTCCTACGATCACAGAAACCAGCATGAGCCAGAACGAGAAAGCGAGTAAGCAGATTCCCGCAATGGCACACCAGAATTTCATCTGAGTCATTAACCGCATTGCTTAGACTCCATTTCTCTCAGGCGATTCAAAAGTTCAGTAAGGACAAGGCAATCTTCGGGCGTAAAGTCTGATCCCTGATAGGACCATTCAACTATGTATGCCTGAAGAAAACCAGCAAGCTTTTCAACAGGCCAAGTCTTAACCATTTCAGCCGTAATCATCATGCGCTCCTAAACGTATGTTTCGATTCCTCGAAAGCTTTCAGTTCCTTCAATCTGCGAATGCACGTATGGTAGAAGATACCTCCGAACCCGCCGCGCTTTCGCTGGTAATGCGCTTCCCATTCACAACGATCAATCGCAGCATCATGAGACATGCCGTGAAGCAGACCTTGACAAAAAGCTTCTTCCTTGTTTTTGAACATTAGTCCCACCCCCTACAGCCGTTATAGTAATCGTCAAACTCATGATCGGGACGATGCTCAAAGAAAGGCAAGTCATAGCTGGAAGGAACGATTCGCCCACACTCGGAGCATTTTGCTTCCCGTCCAGTAAGGTCAGGAGCTTCTTCGTCCACGATCTGAGATTCTACGTCAGGAAAGCAAATTACGCAGCAAGGTTTCCCTTCGGAGTTTTCACCTTGGGCAACGTGGCCGCATTTCATCAAAGGATGCTTATTCATCGTAATCATCACCCCAATCTAGTTCGGAATCCTCATCGAATTCAACCCAAGCATCAGCTTCCTTGTGAATGCCACGCGCATGCATGGCAAAATCTTCGGCCTTGTTCTCATCCGTAAAATCACCATAGTCCAGATCACGCCGACCTAGACCAGCACCAGAACCCCATTCACGACCGCCGAACTTTTTGGCATCGGTAGCAAGCAAGCCTTCGTCAACTGATCCGAAAGCACTCATGGGATAAGACACAAACACGCGGAATTTCATTTACTTGTCCTCACTTTCAATGTAGAGCTTCGGGGCATCCTTGCCCACAACTTTGTCTAGAACTTCAAAAGCAGCTTGAGTATCAATGTCGTCAAAATCTCTAAGGATTCCATGCGCCGTAATAGCCGCGTTGACGATTTTCCAAACCTGATTGTAGTTTACTTTGCCTTCCATGATTCTATCTCCTAGATTTCTTCGGTTTCAAGCCCACGAACATTTTCACATTCATTAGAAACTACCGCCATTTCCTTACCGTCCCCATCTAGAAAAGCTTCGTAAGCCGCTTCTTTACTCTCAGCTTCCACTTCCCAAGTAGAGATTCTATCAATGGTTTCTCCTACCCAATGGTTTACCGTAATCTTGAACTTAGGCATTTCGGTTTCCTCTCTACCAAGTATCAGGGGAAGGGTAATCGGCCAGATACTTTTCAAGCTGATCAGGATTGCAGCCTAGACCAACTTCCTGGCCGTTAGGCATGATTCCAACGTATTCATTACAATTGGAATCGTAGAAAATGCAACCCTTGTCAATCAAGAGAACAAGAGCCTTGTGAAGCGAAGGATTCAACTTGAAAGTCATTTTCATTTCTCCTAGTCTAGTGAAGTTTGTAGGCGATAATGTCAATGTCGGTATCCCAACAGGCGCGACAATCGCCACAAGTTTTCTTGTCTTTGTTCGTAGTAGCTTCGCAAACGTGGACGTTCTCAGCCGTAATTTCCGAAGGGTCGGAAACTACGAGAGAAATACCGCCAACAGGCTTGCGTCCGTTAGTGTGATTCTGGAATTCGTTTCCGATATCATCCGAAGAACAGCGAACCGAAACGTTAGGAAGGGAAGCCATTTCTTCAAGGATCACGCGCAAGTTAACATGCTTATAGGCGCGAGTAGGAAGCCAATGCTTAGTATCAGGAGTAAGCTTCATAACTTCGAGGATTTTCTTGGCGAGTTCGATAGAGTTGATATCGCCCGAATCGAACCAACGAAAGTGATCATTCTGAGCGATAGCCGTAACCATGCGAGAAACCCAAGATTCAGTTTTGGAATCGATTTCGCGGGATTCCTGAGCCTTCTGAACGTTACCAAAGCGATAGCGGCCTTTCATGGCGTAACACTTCGCGCAAACGGGAACCGCTTCGCCGCCAAGGGTCTTAGCAAAGGGACAAGTCACGCCAGCGCGAGTTGACCAACTAGGGCAAGGCATCTTGCCAGGAGCGGAAAGTTTCGCGTTTTTCTGAGCCTTCGTCATTTTGGAACCTTTCTTGAAGTGAAACCCTTTATCTTGTTATCGACCATATTATAGCGATTCTTGAGCCTTTTGTCAATTCGATAGGTGCTGTAACTTCTTTGGTTCTAACGATTTACAACTAATTTGCAACTGGCGTATTTTCAGGGACTTGTAACTCCTTTGTTTGCAGTAGGTTGAAAATAAAACGGGACCAATCTCACTAGGAGACTGATCCCGTATCTTACATGATTTCAAACACTTAAGTACCTACCTTTTACGGCTGGCGAACGTGTAAGTCCTAGTCAATAAAGGACTTGTATTCATCCTCATTGTAGAGCTTCCAAGCGATAACCTTAACCTTGGGCCATGCGGGATAGTTGCGAGTGATTGCTTTCTGAATATCCTCAATCGAAACTTTCTCTCTTGCTTGGAAATGGACAGGACGATCACAGATCCAGATTCCAGAATCATCGGACACTATAAAGCTTTGTTCTTTACAGTATACGACACGCTGAACATCGTACCCCCAAGGCTCTCCTGCCGTTACCTTGAAGCGGAAGAATCCGACCTGATGCTTTTCCCTCTGGAAACGCTTCTTGTTTTCGGGGATCTCCATCGGATCGATATCGTCATACATTCCTGCGTACTCGGAAGCATAGTTCTGCTTGATATTCGCATTGTAGTAACGTCCGATTGATCGGCTGTTAACGAACGATTCGAAAGTCTCCTTGCTCACGTTGTAGTAATCGTAAACGCGATCACTCTTGAAAATGATACGAAGCGTGTTTGTAGTTGAGAAGTACGCAACCTTTCGGATTACGGACGATTCTAGATCGTCAATGTTTGTCAGAATCCATTCTAGATCGTCAATGTTTGTCAGAATCCATCCTGATCTTTTACGCATGTGTTTCTCCTTCATTCAATTTTGGTTTAAGGAAGTCGGTATCGACCACTTCAATTCCATACGTCCAAGCACCATACGCCAGAGCTTCCCAACTACGCCACTTTCCATAGCGCACCAGCAAGTCAATGTAGATTCCCATCCATTCGGGACTGTGAATCGCAATGGTGCCATTGCGGACCCTTGCCTTGAGCTTAGGGTGATTCTCGGCAATGTAGTGCGCGACCTCATGAAACAGAATCGGGGGACTCATCCAGCAGCCTTCGGGAATAACGATCTTAGTACAATCGTCATTCAGATAGGCAGCCTTAGTGTCTCGCCAACGTAGTTCGGGCATCTTGAAAATGCCATAGTCCGCACACGCTTTCGCCGCAGTAGCAAACGCATCTGCCTTGGATGCAAATTCCGCATCTTCGTAAAACAGAATTTCGTTTTCTTCCCACGCATAAGCCTTAGCTTTCTGATAGTCTCTCATATTTACCTCTCTAAGTAAACTACGATTCCCACTTGCTTAGTTCATTTTTGACAATCGTTTTACGGTTTCGAATGCTGTCAAGTTCATCAAGGAGTCTCTTTTCCTCTGCCATCAAAGAATAAAAATCATTCTTGAGAGTTTTCCTCTTGTGTTCCTTGACGTACCATTCATGGGTTTCGAATGCTGTCAAGTTCTTGAGAGTTTTCCTCTTGTGTTCCTTGACGTACCATTCATGAGCAACTTCGGTGAAGTTATACCAGTCAATGTCACTTCCGTTTAAGAAGAAAGAATGGATCGGCTGTCGCTCATGAGTAACCTTCTTATCCATCACGACAATAACACAAAGATTCTTTCTCTGTAAATTAGGATAGATAACGTCCAGAGTATATTCATGGAATGCACAAGAGAAAGTCGCGGGACTAGCATCATTGTGATTATCTTTCCAATTCAGTTCAGCTTTTTCTACTCTACTCATTGCAATCCTCCCAAGACCTGATCGGTTCGTTTTCAATGTAGTTGTAATCCTCTACGATTCTCTTTGCAATTTCAAACATGATTTCAAACATGTCCTTACGGGCATGTTGCTCGTCCTCACTCAGATCATCGTCACCAAAATGATCCAGACAATCCTGCAAGTCAGCAGAAGTATTCTGGAAACGACAGTAACCCATATTCATCCGAAACCTCACTTGTTAGTAACATGGAAAGGGAAGGGCCGTCACTTGAGGCGCGGCCCTTCCCAATTGATTAGACGCAACCGCCGCAACAACCCCAAGGGATCTTTGCATTGATCATGTCCAAAACTTCAACCCTAAGATCGTAATCCTTCGGGAAGTCCTCGGGCCATTCGGAAACAGACCAAGGACCAGAATCTACATGCTCCTTCCAATCAGCATCAAACCACACAGCACCACCAGAACACAAGCAGTAATTGGGGAAATCGTATCTTACTCCGTCCACGATAACCGCTAAGTCACCTGAACACAAGTTAGGAAATGCACCATTGTACTTTACTTCGATTTTCATTAGGATTTCCCCCTTCCAATAGTCTTAACGGGACCAAACAACTTCACGCAATACGGTATCTACGATCTGGTAATGCTCATGATAGGATTCATCCCCTGCGATATAGTCCATAGCTTCCTCTCGGGAAGCGAAAGCACCCTGAAAATCATCCCATCCACCAAAAGGATAGTAAGTCTCAAACGAAAAAACTAGATAACGCATTGTGTTCTCCTACTTGTTTCGAATCTTGTTAAGAAGATCCATCACTTCGTTAACGCCCATCCAACCCTTGATAGTATCATGCTCATTTCCAGGGAAAGGAATCATGTTTCCATCAGGATCGAAAACGGCACATTCGGCATTCTTGCAACCTTTTGCGCCAGCTTCGCGGGAATTACCTTCATAATCCTCATGAGCCTTGTAATCCTGATTGTCGCAGTAATTGAAGGGACCAAACTGGACAGACACGTACCAACCATTTTCGAAAGTGATTCCGAAACCCTTACCTTGAGTAATTACAAACTCGCTCATTACCTTCATTTCGAAACGCTTCATCGGCGTATCTCCTTTGTTTGATTGACTTACAAGCGAGATTATGACACAATTCTCTAGTAGTGTCAACAACTTGGAAGCCAATATTGGAAGTTTATTCCCTTACAAACAAAGCAGTTACAAAAAAGTCCCTAACTCCATGAGAGTCAGGGACTTAATTGTATTGTGTTGAAAACAAAGGAGTTAGTCCTCGTCTGGTTCATGTAGTTTCGGCTCAACCTTTGTTTTCTTCGTAGGAGTCGATTTTACGGGCTCGGGTTTTGGTTCAGGAATCGAATTGATATACTCAACCAACTGCTTCACCACGCCAGTTACGTCATGCCCTGTACGAATTGTGCGCTTTGCTCTTTGCAAAACTTCTTCCTTAGTTAGTGCCATAGTAATCTCCTATAGGTTTAAGTGATATCACTACCGCTTAACTAGTCGCGTTCCTCTAAGAAATCGCAAACTTCCTGATTCCAAGCTAGCCAACGGGTAGGCGCGTCATTTTCAAAGTAGAACATGTTATGCTCTATGGCAAAATCAAAATGGATGGAAGGAAGCTTCTGAAAGTCCTTGAGTAATTCAATCGCTTCGTCCCTGCTTAGGAACATGTCAACGTTATCAACCTCTTGAGCAGCGAGAAGTTCTTGTAGCTCATTGATCCTAGCAGACTGATGGAGCAGTATCTGCGCATCAAGGCGCAGTTCCTCTCGCTGACCTTCAACAGTATCCCTATGAATGTCACGCTCGATACGCGCCACTTGTTTTAGATTCTGCTGTCTGTGAGCCTCATCGTACCACCACTCTGTTTCAGCTTCAGAACCAAGCGGATGCATGAGAGGGCAATGGAATTCGTCCTCACAGTTACAAAGAACGGGATAGTGAGCCTCACGATTATTAATCCATTCTTCTCTGCCGCACTTATGACAAACATATAACCTTCTACCTTTAATCATTACGAAACCTACTTTCATTGTTAGTTACCTTTCGGGAAACTGGACCCCGCTTTGACCTTGCGGCCATTCAAGCGGATAGGAAGGGTCCGACAGATTTAACTCTTTTGTTGGGCCTTGTGAAAGAAGTATCAAATAAGTTCCAGAGTTTCGGATTCGGGCTTGAGCAGCTTTTCGATTGCTTCAAGCTTCTCAAGGATCAGTTGATTCTGTCGCTTGAGTTTTGTGTATTGGTAAAAGTCCATGTTAGTATATCACCATACTTTCTTCACCATACCTTACAAGTATGGAATTTGAGTTTATGTCACCGTGGGACGATGCTATCTAAATCGTTGTCCCACAATAAATGTAGTTTTTCAGCTATACTTGTACATATAGTGGAGTAAGCACAAAAATGCCCCCGTCCACTAGAATTCAAGCGTTGCCGAATTGTAGCAGATAGGGGCATGAGTGTCAATACTAAACTGTAACTCTAATGATTGCATGGGCTTACGCCTGTATTATAACACCTTTGGAAGTTGAAAATGAGTGCTGGTCAAAAATTGACTTAAGGACTTACTCGCCAAATAACTTTTTTCCCATTCGCGGCGAAACCTTACAGCCTTAGCCAATAAACTAATGCCAGAGTGTGTTAGCCCATGAACGTGTCGCAACTACAGCTTGGTTTATCTTTGTGTAAGTGGGGATAGACTAGCTGGTGAAACCAATTGTGTAAGGTGCGCGAATGATCCTGTAGTATGCCCATAGTGTACTTGCTATAGTAGATACCTAACGCACTAGCTATGATCTTGCATTCATCTTCTGTAAGGTCCATGTTATGAATGACTTGACCCGTGTTTGTTTGTGTGAGTTTTGCCATTGATTCACTACCTTTCTTTAGTCTCTTGATTCAAAAGTCGTGCCAGTTCTAAAACCTAAAATCGTCATCGTCCCATAGCAATGAGAGTGCCACACACATCAAAATCACGATAAAAAGCCCACAACCTTTCGCTAGAATGTCAAAACTTTCTATGTTATCCCCATTTTAGAATCGTAGGAGAGCCTAAGAGCATGTAGAGTACCCGCAGGAGCCACAAATCCAACAGCCCGCTTCTTTTCTATAAGATAGAGCATTACATGTCGGGCAGGGGAGTGTTACGTCTTTATCACTATCGCCATTGGTGGGCGCGTCCCCGTACTGTGCCAGCCATGCGCGAAGCATTAACGCTATAGCATGGGGACCAGACTTAACATACACGCTTTTGGTATCGTTGTCAAGAGTGTTTTCGTCAAAATACTTGTGAATGTGGGGTTGACTTGGGTTCGGTGCTAGCGTATGTTCTAAATCCTTGGGCCACTTGACCCACAAACCGCCAGAGCTGTCACTTAGTTTCTCGAATGATTTAATGATAAAGTTGATCTGATCGGTCCTTGGCATTACTGCTGAGAGCATCTTAGCTAGGGCTTTGATCCACACTTCAGCTTCGCCTCCATCGTTTTGAGCAATGAATACTTCAAAAGGATGATCTTCTCTATCTCTATCCCTGTTTATGGTGACGTATAGCTTGCCTTTGCCTTGTTTGTATTCCATGCTGTAAGTCTCGCCTGGAAGATTGAAGGGTCTTTGTGCTTTGCCTTGGGGCAATAGTTTTGTCTTAGCTCCATTATCCTTTTCTTCCGATCCAAGATTGATGATGCTGTCCATCTTTGGATTATAGCGGTACAATGTCATGCCCTTACAGCCCTTTTCGTATGCATACAGATACAAGTCCTTAAAGTCTTGGTAACTATAGGACTCTGGCACGTTGATCGTCTTGCTTATGCTCTGATCAACGTACTCTTGAAACTTCGCTTGAACCTCAATATGCGTCTTTGGGTGAACGTCTGCTAGCACTTCGAAGTTGCTTAGGTCAAAACCCTTTGATTGCATCCATCGATAGGCATAATCGATGACTTCTTCTTCTGTCGTTTCGTTTGTCTTATGATCCAAAACCTTGCGCGTGTATTTGTCCTGCCATACTGGTTCGATGCTGCTTGATACGCAATTAGCTTCAATAGCAATCGTGCCTGTTGGGGCAATACTCAATAGGTGACTGTTTCGGATGCCGTGTTCTGCAATGCCTTCCCTTATGTCTTTGTGCAATCCCTTGACATACTTGCTTTCTAGATACTGCTCCTTATCGAAAAGTGGGAAGCTTCCCTTCTCTTTGGCTAGCTCAATGCTTTCAAGATAGGCTGTATCTCTTATGATGCCCATAATGGAGTCAATGAATTCCATGCTTTCTTCTGATCCATATTTCATGCCAAGCATATTAAGCACCGAACCAAAGCCCATGATGCCAAGCCCCATTCTACGCTTTGCTAGTGCTTCCTCTTTCTGCGCTTCAAGCGGATAGATCGCCTTATCAATAACAGCATCGAGAAAGCGCACCATGTATGGCACATCTTCCGATAGCATGTCAAAATCAAACTCGATGAGTTCATCGCTTTCGATCATGTAAGCCGCAAGGTTGACACTCCCCAAAAGACACGCGCCATATTTCGGCAAAGGCACTTCACCGCATGGGTTAGTTCCGTTAATCTGTTCGCAATAATGAAGGTTGTTAAATTGATTGATTCGATCCAAGAATACGACTCCTGGCTCTGCGAAGTCATAGGCGTTTCTCGATATCCTGTCCATGACCTCTTGCGCCTTGACTGTTTCATAGGTTTCTTCTCCAAATTCGAAAGTCCAATTCTGATCCTGCTTGAGCCTTCTCATGAACTTGTCGTTTAGGTCAACGCTGACATTGAATTGCGTGAATCGCTCATTCTCTTTGCCGCGCTTTGCTTCAATGAAGTCTAGGACATTAGGATGCGCTACGCTCATGATGCCCATCTGTGCGCCACGACCACCACCACCACGCACAACCGTTTTCGTCATGGTGTCGTAGATATCCATAAAGCTTAAGGGTCCGCTGCTTTGTCCGCTCTCACCTACTACCGCTTCGGCTGGACGCAATGTAGAGAAGTTGTAGCCCACGCCCCCACCAAATTTCTGCGTTACGGCTGACTCGCTTAGGACACGAAAAATGCCTTCCATGCTGTCGGGTATATCGTCCATCATGTAACAGTTAAATGCTGTTACGTTTTTGCCCGAACCGATTGCAGATTGAATGCGTCCACCTGGGACAAACCTAAACGAGCTTAAGCATTCTCTTTCGTAACTATGCTTTCTTGCCCAATCAGGATTTAGTGTCTTAAGCATTCGTTCCCATGTATCCTCAATGCTATTATCACTCTCTGCTTTATACTTTGATCGCCAAATTGATTCGCTGAAACTGTTGTTAAAATAGTTGCTCAATTTTCAATCTCCTCTATCTCTGTTTTGATTATCTTCCTATTTGCTTTGTAGTCTATGCGGCTTTGTTCCTCTTGCTTATGACTTTGGATTTTCTTTAGGGCGCATTCTCTTTCAAAAGTCCACCAAGCTTCATCATAGTCACTAAAATACCTCCATATGCCAAACCTCTTATATTGAGGGTAATACTTTTTCTTTCCATCGGCTCTTGTTTTGACGTTGATTCGATATTTTCTCATAACCTACTCCTTTATGATTCGTTCATAGAAAGAGAGAAGCATTCTCTCTACTGGTACGCAGTAGGGACAACGCTTCTCACTTAACATATTTGTTTGTTCTTCGTAGCCACACTTAGGGCAATAGTATTTCGCTACTTCTTTTCGTCCTTCATTCGCTTTTTGCATAACCTTCTCCAAAACTTTGATCGAACTTTCTTTTTGGAAGCTTTGATTTGTGCTGGTCCTTTGATGCGTTTCTTACTCAATATTCAATGATCTCCGTTTTTATGGTTGCTCTGTTCTTATCCACTTCTCTACAATAGTCAATAGTTTTCTTTGCAACTGCAAGAGTATTTCCTGATTGTTTTAAATCTATCCAAACGTTGTTCCAATGCATTTGAGCGAAATACCTATGACCTACCCGCTTGATTCTGTATTGATTTTCCATAACCTACTCCATTTCATACGTTACAAAAAGCTTGAAATCAAATGCTGTTTTGCACTTGGCACATAGAGCATGATAATTGAACTTCGCATAAATGCTCTTGGCATCATCACCAATTAACTCGGCTGGTCCTGCTTGATTCACATTCTTGCTTCGACTCATTATCCATTCACGCTCACACTCTGGACATTTGATTTTAAATGTCGAGTATTCTTCACGCTTTATATGGTATGCGTTCTCGTTCATATTTACCCTTCAATTCAAAACCGTCATTGTACGCAAACTTAATATAGTGATGATCCAAACAACAAAATGCTTCGAATTCTAAGCCCTGCGAAGGTTCGCAACAGCACCACTCCAAGGGATTCTTACACTTTCTGCATTGTGCATCGTCAACTAATTCTTCAAAGTGATAGATTTTGTTTTTCCTTGGGATCATTATGCCTCGGTTACTAGTTCAATACTTAGATCACCTTCCGATTCCATTTCATCGTATTTTTCATACGCCCACTTCATCACCGTTTCAAGTTTGGTATCCTCATCGTAAATCTTGTGATATGTTCCATAGTCAATAGTAATGATCGCAATAATGCTCTTTTCTACTGGCATAATATCCTCTACTTTCGCGTTCATGCTCATACGTTCTGAACCATCGTTTGATCTAATATAAACACCCATGCTTATAACTCCGATTTCTATTCTTTTCGTGCTTCGCGTTGATCGCTTCTTCGACCTCTTGAGGATCAAAGAATATCTTGCTAAAATCACCTAGCCTAATATAGATATCGGCCAATTCTTCTAGCTTTGCTTCTCGGCCTTTGTCTTTTCGATCTGCCTCTTGTAGTTCTGTGATTTCACTCACAATGAGCAAAAGCTTTTCAGAGAAGTTTGGTTTTGGATCTTCATGAAAACCTTTTTCATCTGCAATCGCATAAGATGTATCGATCAATTCAAAAACCGTCATTGGTAGTTCTAAATTTATGTAACCTGTGTTTGCTTCCATATTAAACCCTCTCTTTTTTAGTTTTAACCTTGCCACACCTGACACATTCCTTGAATTGAATCATGTAGCTATACACAGGATAAGAATCTTCCTTTGTATGTCCTGGGTTATATACATCTTGCCTTCTAGGTTCACTCCACTTTTTCCAGTTGTGAAAACAAAAACCAAACATATTAACTCCTAACGTTTAATAAGGATACTCGCTTGGTAGCGGTCTGCGATAGACGGCCTCATCGTCAATGTACTCGAAACTCTTTTCTCCATCGGGGACACCAAGGTTTACATAGGTTCCAATGCTGTTGCCCACGAAGCACGTTAGGAAATCATTGTAATCATCGATGATCTTACCTTGGAAGATATCGCCCTTTTGTGCGCGTTCCACTAGTTCGGGCCACGCATTGAATGACGCACCGACTGTTTCCCAATTTCGTGACTTCTTGTATGTGCCATAATGGGGAACCAAGTGATCACCGTTTGTTACTAGGTGTCCGTCCTTGCCACGTTTGAACTGAATCACTTTTCCTATGATCCATTCGGTTGTCTTGAGAATATCCTCAACGTTCTCGGGATGCACAAGCGCATCATGCTCGGGTGCTATGTCCCACCAACCATGCGTAGGTCTGTGATCATCAAGGAACACTCCTGCTGCTTTGGTTTTGGTAAGGAATTCGTCAATGTCCTCAAGGAACGTGCGGATTCTATCGTGATCAATCTTGTACACGAAAGCTTGACTCTGCACTTCATCGTCCCAAGGATTCCAATCAATCGGCATTTCATCCATGCCCAACTCGGCTGGCGTTCTTTGCCAACGTCCAGGGCCTTCGTAGTGATGAATTGCAAACATATTGAAGTACACAACACACTTGGCCTCAAGCTCTGGTTCTCTATTCCATATGTGCTTGTTAAATATGTAGGGAGTCACGATGATCAGATCAAACTCCCTTGCAGCTTCAATGCAAACTGGATTGTCTGCGTTCCCGCCTGTCAATGTGATGCATGTTTTATACGCCATTACTGTTTACTCCCATCGGGTACGTTCACATTTACCATTCTTCCCGCTGGCTCTTTTCCGATTGTGACTAGTGTGTATTGTGTGCCGTTCTGCGTGTAAGGTAAAACGTGAACTTCGTTATCTAGTGCTTGCTGGATTGCTTCCTCTAATGCTTCGGGTCCATCAACCACGTGTACTGTTACTTTAGCCATAAATCACTCCTTAGTCATGGTTGCGTAGTAGTTATCGAGCCATTCGTTCATGATTGCTTCGCTCTCAAACCAAAACTCTACCAAGTGAACCGCATCATTCGGATACGTGATCTTGATTGTCAAGTCTCTTGGCAGAATCAATTTCGCTTCCTTTTTAAGTAGCGGCCAATTGTTTTTGAACCACACTTTCAAGTGAGTAAATAGTTCAGGGTTCTCTTGGCTCTCAAGGTGAGGCTGATAAAGATCACCGTGTTTCTTGAGTTTCCCACCATCACGAAGTCGGCACACAATGACTTTCGCGCCTAGCTCCATGCCGATTGTCTGGTAGAAGCTGATCTCTCCTGCGCGATATGGTCCCCCGTCAATCAACACATGCTTCGATCCCTCTGCGAATCCTGATCGAATCTCGCTTCGCATGATCTCGCGTATCTCACGCTCACTTCTTTCGGTGTTCTGTTTCATCCAAGGATTACGCGAAGGTGTCACCACGCGAATATCACTCTCCGAAAACAGAACGTCCTTAAGATAGTTTACGAAGGTTGTCTTTCCGATAGCGGGACTACCGTTGACAGCAATGATATAGTTACCTTCCATTGTCGCGTCCTTTCAAAAAGTCTTTCAACTTGTCCTTGCCATGCTTCGTATTGCTAGGCTCGGTCAAATCCACTTGTTCGTTAGCATCCATGTAGTCAGTCTCACTCAGCACTTCAATGTAAGCCGTAGCTGTATCCATGAGCGCGTCCATGATTACGCCATCCCTGCCAGCACGATTCTTGGCAATGAAGAATGACGCTTTGTTGTTTCGCTTCTCATCGATAGAGCGTTGAATGCTAATGATCACATCGGCCACTTGTGCCTTCGCATAGCTCTCGCTAATGTCGGCCAGAGTCACGAAGGCTTTATCCATGCTGGAACGATTGGATTGTGAAGCTGTCCAGATCGGGATCTTGAGTTCAACAGCCATGCCCCTGAGTGATTCGTAAATGCTCTCAAGCTCATGACGCTTTTCCTTGAAACGCGCAAGCGGCTTCATCAAATCAGCGTAGTCAATCAGAATCACATCGGGAACGAACTTCGTTGTCTTTAACTTTGCGATATGCCCTTTGATTGAAGTGACAGAAGCCCCCTTGGTAGGGAACTGCTTAATGATCAAGCGTCCCACGTTGGGCTTAATCTTCTCTAGCTGTTTACCCACTACCAGAGGGCTTTTGTACACTTGATCTATCGGCATGTTACATACGCGAGAGTCCATGCGAACACCGACTTGGGTTTCGGATAGCTCAAGTGTATAATAAACCACGTTCAGCCCTGCCATCATTGCACCATAGGCAATGTTCACAAGAGCCATTGACTTTCCAACTCCCGTTGGAGCTAGAATACATCCAAGCTCACCAGAAGATAGCCCACCACCAAGGATACTATCAAGGGGAGAACCCATGCCCGTAGCGATAGGGTTTCGCATGATTTTCTGATTGCGGCTATCCAAGTCCTCAAAGTATACATGTCCTTGATCCCTTTCTTGTCCAGCCATCAATGCTTCCTGCATGAGACTGAATATCTCATCGTACTTTCCACGCCCAAGCAAGTCAACCGAATCCATGAGAGCATTCTTCATTGCTTGGTTCTTGCAGAACTCAATGCTCTTTTCCTTGACGTACTCGATCTCAGTTCCATCAGACTTTTGAATCGTCCTGAGAATTTCGATCACTTGATCACGCATTGGCCCTTTGCCTAGATCCTCATTCACCCAATACTTCAGCACTTCCATTGAGGGAAATCGCGCCTTACCTTCAACGTTCTCTTTCAGGAAGTCGAAGATCGTAGCATGCCCTTCGCTTGAAAAGAACTCAACGTCTAGGATATCAAGGATCTGCTCAGAGTATGCGGTATCAATGATCAACGCATGCAGAACATTGGTCTGGAAACTGTCCTCTCCGAATATGCTGAAGTCTTGATTAGCCATGTAAAACGTTCCCTTCATCGGCCATGTGTGAGAGTGTTGTCATTGATTCCATCGGATCTTCCTCTTCCGCACCTCTATGGAGAGAAAGATCACGCCTATTCTCTAGCTCTTTGAGTAGGATCAAAAGGCTTCGCGCTTTCTGTGGGTGCAAGCCCCTATTGTCATTATTCAAGATCCAATTCAAAGGCTCACGTACCGCTTCAATGTCTGGATATCTCATGAATCCTCCTGAGAGAGTTTGTGCTGTAGCACCTTGAACGGAAGCAGCCAAGAATCGAAGTGTTCGATAAGGCGCATTGCCCCATCTTGAATGAACAGCATCCGAAGCTGTAGCTTGCTGCACTTTAAGCCGTGATTCATATCAGCAAGCCAATCCTTGAAGCGGTCAAAACAGAACAAGGGTATATCAGGCTCAATCAACTGGATGATCTTGTAATTGGCCTCGATAAGTTCTGGATCTTCCACAACTCTTGTGATTGCCTTGAAGGGTCGCTTGCTAGTCTCCGCTTGCTCCTTGCTATACGCAATGATATCCTTCGGGAACTTTCTGTCTGATTCTGTCAATAGTGGGAATGACTTGATAGCAGACTTGAAGCCCACGCCCTGAATCCCATGAATGTTATCAGACTTGTCGCCCGTAATGGCGCGAAGCATTGGAAAGTTCTCTGGCGTTACCTGAAACTGTTCCGCTACTGTGGCGTTGGTAATGTAGGTTTTCTTCATAGGCTGGTAAATGCTAATGTGTCTATCGTCATTTACAAGCTGGAAGAAGTCTTTGTCTGTGGAATAGATTACCTTCTCGTAATCATCGAAGGCTTCATTCTGGCAGACATATGCAATGATATCGTCCGCTTCCACGCCATGACATACTAACTGATTCACAGGAAGCAAGTCAAGGTATTTCTTCAAACGAGAAAGCTGGTGATTGAAACTGTTGTCCTGCTGCTCAAGATCATCGAAGGGCATCAAGATCTTTCGCGCTTTCTTCTCTCGGTTGATCTTGTAGTCGGCATAGATCTTCTTGCGCTTGGTAGAACCACCCTCATCCCAAGCAATCAATACGCGAGTCGGCTTTGTTGTTTCCATTGCATGACGCAAGGAACTAAGGAAGCCGATCACTCCACCCAAATGTGTGCCATCGTCATTCTGCAATGGCACGATAGCGAAGTTTCGGATGAAATTGTTAAATCCGTCAACCAGTAGTATTCGTTTCATTTTGTAACCTATCTATTTCATCGTTGAGATAGAACTGAGCTTTTCTCAAGTCCTCTAACGTGTCATTCTTGTGTCCCGCTCTCCAAATGTACTTAAGCACGTTGCCCAAGTTGAAGTTCATGTGTCGTGCAACTACGATAGCCTCAATGCCACTTGGATTGCAATTGTAATGCTTAGGATGATTTACTGCGGAACCACTTTCAGGGGGTTTTGCTTTTAATGGACCCTCTGTTTCTGTAACAGCTTGATGGCCTTCTCCTAATACCCTATGATCTCCTACCGCATCATTTTCTATTTCAAGAATCAATTCTTCATCCATATTAACCCCTATCTGCATACTGTGGTAACAACCTTGCTTTGATCTTTTCCCTGCATATTGGACAGACAACCAAGATATTGCTATCGTCCTTATTTGCTGAGTTGCCATCAAGCCAATGTATTGATAGTAGAATGTCCACTTCATTCCATCCACAAACCTGACAGAATGACACGGGCCTTCTGTAGTTCGCCTTCTCGAAAGCTTCTTTCTTCCACTCACGATACATGTACGTATGAGCGCAAGGCATACAGCAAAAGCTATGCTTTCTTCGCGGAACGTGGGAAGCCTTTCGATAGAATATCTTTCCACACTCATCACACTTGAGCGCAATCTGATCTTTCTGTTGAAAGAGAGTCATGCAAGCTTTCGAGCAATAGTGATGCTTGTACTTATCTAGTTGGCTCTGCTTTCTATGAAAGGCTTTCCCACATTGTCTGCATATTGCATTAGGTTCCGCTTTAGCTAGCATTACTCGTCAATCTCCTCGGGATCGTCCCTGTCAATCTTCAAGATGAAGTGATCCTCAAGCACTCCCTTGAAGTAGTCCTGTGCTTCCGCTTTCTCTACATGTTCCACAAACTTCGTGGACCTGAACTGCGTTCCACCATTCAGCTTGGGATGCTTGTACCAAGCACCAGCCTTGGTGATCTCTTTAAGTTCAACGAGAGGATCGAACCAAGACTCAATATCTTGGATGCCTCTACCGAAGCGGATCTTGAACGTAGCTCTGCGAAATGGGGGAGCAACCTTGTTCTTCTTTACTGTTGTTTTGATCGCAACACCATAGACTTCCTTCTTCGCGGGAGTCTTTAGGTCGCCTTCCTTAACCAGACGCAAGCGTACTGAGGAATAGAAGGGAATCGCCTTGCCGCCAGGAGTGATCTTATCGTCCCCGAAGGTGATGCCGATTCTTGTGCGAAGCTGATTGATAAAGGCCAATGTTACATTGTACTTTCCAAGGAAGGGAGTCAGCTTACGTAGACCCTGAGAGATAAGTCGCGCCTGTAGCGCAATCGTAGCCTCTCCGTAATCCTTGCCGAACTCAGCTTCCGTTGACGTAGCAGCAACCGAATCCCAAATGATGAGAAGCGGAGTAGAGTAATCCTTCTGCTTCGCTCTCACCTGATGAATCACATGCTCCATAGCATTGAACACCTTCTCGGTAGTCTCAAGCTGCATGTAAATCAACGCATCCGTATCGATGCCCACGTTTCTCATGATATCGATAGACGCAGCATTCTCTGTGTCAATGAGGATGCATGTCCCGCCCATCTTTTGACAATTGGCAATCAGATGATAGCCAAGCAATGATTTTCCGATAGACTCCATACCAGCGATTTCAGTCAAACGCCCCAAAGGTATCCCGCCATTCTTGACATTCGAAATTGCGATATCAAGAAGGCAGGAACCTGTTGGGATATACCCTTTGACGGTAGAGGGAGTAGCTTCATCTAGTTTGAATGCTACTCCCCCTCCCTTTGTGCCAAGCGTATCGTTTAGTGAATCTCTGAGGAAGTCTGACATTTTCTGTTCAGACATTGTTCCTCACTTATTTGTTAAAGCCATCCACCTTGTCGGTGTCCTCATCGTTACCGTAGTCGGTTCCTTCCTCATCTTCGGAGTCTCCACCAGCGAGAGCGCGAAGCATTCCCTCTAGTTCTTCTACCGTAGGCTCGGGAACAAGGTCGGTAATGTTAGGACACTTCTCAAGCATTTCAGTCCAAGCTTCCTCGCCAGCTTCAAGCATCGGAGTTACCTTGGGTTTAGGCATGATATCAGTCTTGGGGAACGGCTGTCCCTTACTAGCTGGCTCGTACTTGACAGTAACATCACGACCATTTTCAGGATCGGCAATGTCACCATAGTCAGGGTCGAGCATGGTTTCGAGCAGCTTCTCGTAAAGCTGTGAACCATAGCTGAACAACTGAATGCCATCTTCTTCCTTCTCACGATCAATGATCGGAGAGTGAATACGAAGCTTCGCGTTCAACTGCTTGGCTAGCTTCTCATCGTCACTTCCACCCTTCCAGAGTGTAGCGACAAAATCGCACACAGGACATTCCTTGCCGAAGGTTCTCTTAGGACAGAGAACGGGCTTCTTGTCGCCTGAAAGGTTGTAGTGGTAGTAGTATTCGATGAACGGTACGTCACCGTGGGGATAGGGAGTCAATCGAATTCGGTTGTTGCCCTCTTGCGGCCTCCACCAAATCGACTGTCCGCGTTCCTTCTGCTTCTTGAGTCGATCCATCAATGCTTGTCTTTGTTTTTCATCAAAAGCCATAATTTCACCTCTTGGGTTTATGTTTCGCTTTGTCTTGTAATTCTTTGAGCCATGCATTCAAACACTTGTTGTCCTTGCCTCCGTAGTGGAAGCGACTCTTGATTGACTTGTACTTGTTGCCATAAAGCATCACCGTGTACAAACCATAGCCGTAATCGCCAACACATAGGATCATGGGCTTTCCACAATAAGGACAAATGTGAACACGCTCATCTGTGATTTCGAAAACCTCAGTCTCAACTCTTGAGACTATTCTTCCTGCCCTTCGCGTTGTTCCTCTTGCCATCTACAATTCCTTTCGCTGATACCCAACACGCTCTGTTCCATGAAGGCCATTCTCCTGCGGGAACATACAAAGGACTTCCATGAATGCCAGAAAAGACTTCCATGATTTCCTGATGATACAATTCCCACTTCTTAGGATGATCGATCTTATAGGTGCTAACAGGAGCCTCGGCAATCAAATCGCGTTCCTGCAAATGAGCCATTTCATGAGCAATCGTAGCGAGTAATGACTTGCGAGAGAACTGTGCGAGTCTATAGTCTTTGACTTTCAAATCAAAGATCGGATAATGCGAGTGAAGGAATAGAGTTGATGCATCAATCACAACCGTATTCTTTCGGATACTTCTTTCATCGAAAACTGTTGCAGAAGCAAATGTCTGAATGCTACCTTTCAATCTTGGCTTCCTATACTGAATGACTTGCGGAAGTTTAAATCCTGCTTCCTTCGCAGCCACTAGATAAGGTTCAAGCCAAGATAGTTTATCGGGAACATTCATTACTTGACTTCTCGTAAAAGCTAATATCATACAACCCTCCTGTTGATTAAGGCATATCAAGTATAACACAAAAGGGAGAGCAAGTCAACTCTCCCTTTCATCTATTTTTTATGGCGGGGAGAGGGCTTTAGATAGCGTCAATCGATCCCCATTTTAACCGCTTTTTCAACAACCTAACGAAACCTCTCATGACTAGAAACGTTAATCTATTGAATGCGCTCTATCAACTCCCCATAAAATGTTAGGCGGCAGATATAGGATTCGAACCTATGCGCCATTTCTGACCTAATTGTTTAGCAAACAATCCTCTTTACCACTTGAGTAATCTGCCAATATATGTAGGGAACAAGCGCAGGAGTTTTTCTATTCAACGAAGTATCTCCCACTTCACCACTACTCATAATAGCATCTTCTATCAGTCTCGCAACCACCAGAAGATATCAACAAACAAGAATCTCCACATATCGAGTCCTTTCGGTTGTGGTTATGTGCTGCGCGGTGGCTACGGTTGGTAACGATCCAACAATCTCATGCTTATGAAACATGCGCTTTTACCATATAAGCTACATAGCCGAAGGAGGCGCGGGTCGGAATCGAACCGACGAGAGGCGTAGCTTATGAGACTAGCCGAAGATGCCAGCACTTGCCGCGCAATAAAATTTCGGAGAACAAACGCAAGAGAAATGGTTACGTGGGGCATTGCCCACAGTACCGACATGATTGAAGTCGAAGTAACTCTCACTACACTACCGAAAAGAAAACGCTAGAGGACAATCGCGGGAGTATTGAGGCGAAATTAATAGTTTCGAAGTAACTCACCACTTCACTACTAGCATTCGGTGGAGCATTTGGGATTCGAACCCAACTGATATCTTCCTTGCAAAAGAAGTGTCCACTCCAAGCAGACCCATGCCCCGAATATAGGGGAAACTTTTTATTCTAATACTGCGGCATTTCGTAATCGGAGAAGTTAGTTTCCCCTGTAGCCTTTATCAATTGATAAGAAAGCTCATAGTTGCTTCCCAATTACGAAATTCATAATACACTATCTTAAGTAGTTTGTCAACTACTATTTTGCTCTTTCCAGATACAACGATCAAAAAATTTTTTAGCTATGTGGGGATTTCTACACTCAAAGTCGTTCAAGTATCTCATTGTTGCTGAGTTGCCCCCTTTTCTTGCATTATCTTTTTCACAAAACTCTCTAAAAGACATTTTTTCAAAAAGAGAAGCTTGATTGAGATAAGCTGCAAGATTTACATACATACCATAGTTCTCACTTTTCTTATAATCTTCGAACCTCATTAAATAGGGGAGAACTTTATAAGAGGCTAGTATTTCAACCCGAACAAAAATGTTTTCAATATCATCATCGTCTAAAGATTCAAAAGCGCAAAGCAAGTAGGCTTTACATTTTTTCTGGTTGTATTCGCGCCACTTCGATAGACCTCTCTCGACAGAATTTCTTTCTTTCATCAGGTCAAAAGCAAAATAGGGATAGCTTCTCAATTTAGATTCGGAAAAAAGTTTCGACTTTCTTGGAGTCATTAATCTTATATCTAAACCCTGCTTAAATTGAAAAGGTTTTCCCGTATCTCTTAGGGAATTAATTACTTGTTCCCAATCCTTACAGGCAAGAATGTTATCGTCCAGCAAACAAATATATTTTCGGTTTTTATCTAAAAATTCGCTTACAGGAGAATGTAAAACTGCTCTTTTGGAATTCTTATTTACGCAAAAATCACACCCTCTTATGCAACCTCTAGTAGTAAAACCTATACTATAGTTATCATACATTTCTCCTGAAATTGAAGCCTTGGAATATAGCTCATAGTCTGGATAATGATGCTCAATCATGGGGGGTAATGAAAGACTATTTTGCAGCGAAAAACCCGTCCCTCCTTTTTCAAAATCTATACCTTCAGGAATCTGGAAATCCGTGTCGGTAAATACTTGACTGACAAAAATTTTATCATAAAAAGAGCCAGATAATAAATTCGTATTTAATACAAGTTCAACAGAATGTCCTAGCCTCTTAAAATGTCCAGATAATTTCATTAAGGCTAGATTAGGAAATCGGTGCTTTTTTCGGGTTAAGTAATCTGCATCCACAAGACCAATATTCATATAGAAGCCCCCTATTTTGACAATTTTTTCGGAGAGCCTGATCGGAATCGAACCGATGATGGAGAAGGTTGCAACTTCCCGCCTTAATCCACTTGGCTACAGGCTCACTTATAGATTTTTTCTTCATCGCCCGTTAGTATCTTAAATGTTCTTGGATCAACTTTCTCAAAAATGATTGTCCCACTGTGTTCTTCTTTAGTACGAGATTCATACCAACACTCATAAGCAGCCTCATCATCAGGAAAGTTTTCATACCTAAACTGCGTCCTCTTGTCCAATCCTACTGAAACACGATACTTGACACTCATAAATACCTCACAAGTTAAGTTGGGTGCGGAATGAGAGATTCGAACTCTCACGCCCGAAGGCACTAGTTCCTAAGACTAGCGTGTCTGCCATTCCACCAATTCCGCATTAGTGTATTTTGCCGAATCATATACCTAGTTCGGCAATTTTGGGTGACTCCCCTGAGATTCGAACTCAGACTAGCTGTGCGTTTGAAACACAGTCCTCTGCCAGTTGGGATAGAGAGCCATACTCCCCGAAGGGAGTTTTAATGCTGAATAGCGTACTTGTCAGCAACCGTTGAAGCAATTACAGCATCAGGTTTGATTCTGCATGTGAATCCGCAACCTGTGATCCAGCCAACGATTTCCTTCAACGCTCTGTTTGACTCATGCTCTGGATAAGCATTAACGTCAGCGTGTACTTCGAAGATGCAATCGTTCAACTCAGGGTACTCGCGGTCTACACGATCCTGATACTCAAGAGCAACTTGGATGCTCAACTCTGCTTCTCGTAGCATTCTTTCACGAACACTATTGATTCTACGAACCTTGTCGCGCACGTAGAAAAGTCTAGCACCCTTACCAAGCTTGTGGCACACGACAGCCGTAACGAATGTAGTGTGATCCTTGTGGTTCTGGCTATCCGTTCCTACCATGATCGCAACGTCATTCATGTGAGCTTCGGTAGCAATGCTTTCCATCACTTCATCGAAGTCATACTTGAATCCGTTTCCACCTGTGAACATTTTCATGATAGAACCTCTCTTTACGTTTCATAGTAAGTGATCGGATAGTCGGGGAACTTAGTAAGGATCAAAGACTCTTGTTCTCGTAGATACCGCATCCACCTGAACTGTCTTAGCGACATTCTCTAGACCCGCAACCCTTTCAACGTAGCGTGAATGCCACACTTCGAAAGTTATGCCCTCATACTCTAGGAAGTCTCCCTCTCTGATCTTCAAGTGATCCAAGATTGAATCATCTGAGGATAATTGTTCAACGTAATCTCTATCGAAAAACAACTCAAGACCGTGTTGGTGATCGATGCCGTACTTCTCACGCGCAAGATCGGGAGGCAATACTCTGAGAAAACAGGGAACGTTTGTCCATTTACGATAGGCAATGTTAGCCTGATTCGTTGCTTCCATGTACAGAGAGTCAGTCGTAGTCGTAGCCTTGTTGATCTGAAATACATCGATCACTTGTTTAGCCAAGTCATTGATCAGTTCCCAAGAGTAATCTTTGAGGACGTTCAGATCCTTGTTGCTTATGTAGAAATTACTTGGGTCATACGTTATGTCAGACATTAAGGCCCTCCACTTAAAAGGTTCCCTATTAAGTAGTATGCCTTAGCTTTTTAGGAATGGTAGCATTCTGCAATGTCATACGATCAAAATACCGTTGACTCTCACACAAAGGCATGTCTAAATTGACAGGCTTGCTTCGTGATAGTAAGTAAAGTATCCATCCTAACATATCACTCCTTTAGGAAGCCCCCACGCGATTCGAACGCGCATCACAAGGTTCGTAGCCTAGCATTCTGTCCAGTTGAAATAAGGGGCCATGTGTTTAGATCCAAGGATCGTTTTCATCTTCTGGTGGGAAATCCTTCTTCGCTACTAAAGTTCAAGGTCGAGAGACAGAGATTCGAACTCTGATCTACACGGTCCCAAACCGTGTGCATTCCCAATTATGCTACCTCTCGATAATGCGGCATTTATGTGGCAGTATGTGGCAGTACCACAATGCCGCTTAGTGCCGCATAAATGCCAGTTTTGTTCTTGTGTGCATCGGAGAACTGGCAAACTCCTTAGACCTGATCAGATCTCATTTCGAAGATCCTCATCAACCTTGAGGAAGTCAAGAATCTTCTCGCTCCATCCATTCACACGTACCCAATCATTGCTGATTGAAATACCGTTCTCGTATGGAGCCACATTCACCATTACCTTAGTACCAGCGTCAGGTGTGCTTGTGATTCTGTCATGAGCTTGCTCATCAGTAATCACGATAAGGTAATCGAACTTCTGTCCACGGTACTTACTTGCAAGTTCCTTCAAAGCTCCACCAAGATACGTTCTACCCCTAGGAGTGTCATCGATATCCTTGACAAGCTTCAAACCACTTCCAAGGTAAGGACCGTGAAGGTTTGACTCGAAAGTGTAAACGATAGCATCGTCCATGCTTTCCTTAGCGATTGCTGCAAGCGTAGCTGCCGAAGCAACTCTGCTTGTTTCGCTGTTTCCAGACATTGCCCAATCCATCGATCCGCTTACGTCAACAAGAATCAAACCAGTTCCGCTTGGAGACTTTGCAGCCTTAGCTGAAACTCTGAATGCCTTGTCGAGTGCGTCACCATACTCAGGCGCATACTTAGCAGCAGTAGCGAATCTGTAAGGAAGCACACGATCCCACTTCGCTGTCTTAAGAGCGTTAAGGATAAGAGTTCTATCCACGTTGCTATCACGCATGTTTCTTAGATTACGTAGCAACGCCATAGCACCAAGCTTATTCTCTGCAAGCAGAGTTGAGAAAGCTACCTTCTTATCCTGCCCACTTGAAAGACGAGTTTCCCAAGTGTCTGCTACAAGAGTCTTGCCATCGGCAATTTTCTTATACAAACGCTTACGTCCTGCAAGTGGCTTAGGGTGCGTAAGGAACATAACGTCACGAAGCTTTACGCCAGCGTTACGGCTGTCATACTTCCCAAGCTGATACTCATCGAACTTACCAAAGGCATCTGCGATACCCTTCTTCAACGCACCAGCAAGAGGCGCACCTTCGCCATTCAACTTCCAATAAAGAGCGATAGACTCTGCCATCTCATCGGCTCTCTGGATTACGTTGTTTACCAAGGCTCTCTTGTTACCTTCCTTCTTCAAGGAAAGCATAGCAAGATACAATGATACGTGACGAAGATTCAAGTCACTTCTTGCCCACAATGCTGTCTTAGCAAGATCATTGAATGTTACCTTGTCTGCAAGAGTCTGCAAACGATCCGCAATGTCCGATCCTCTTTCATAGAAAGTGTTCTCGAAAAGCAAGCAAGATGCTACAGTTCTCTTAAGCTCAATATCAGAACGGAACTTTCTTCCAGCCCCGCCCCCATGAGTAAATGTCTTTGTGTTTCTCTTTACATTTGTCTTTGCCATATCTAAACCTCCATGAGAATAGCTACATGGCTAATTATTACACAACTCTTGTGCGGTGGGGAAAGTAGGACTCGAACCTACGAAGATCCTCTCGGTATCGTGAGGGCTACAACCTCATGCAATTGCCACTATGCGATTTCCCCGTTACTTCTATTTTGCTACAAGGTTTCCTACTGGAATACCAAGTGAGCGTTTCATTTCTTGGACCCAACGAGTTCTCATTGTGCAACGCTCAACTTCCTTTTCGTGTTGCTCTGTGTGATAGCTAATATCACGATGGGCCTTTGCAATTCTATCGGCAAGCCATTGCTCACCTGTCTGTCTCTCAGCCTTGGGATCATAATCCCCACAGCAATCGAAGTCGATTGAACCTTCAATCCGCTCGATCATAAAGTTACGATATCCTTCATGCTCAGGAGTCGGAGCCTTATACGCTCGGGCCTGAACAAGCATCGCTTCATACTTCTCACGAAGTTTGGCCTTCTTCTTGCGATAGTCAGTATTGCCCTGCTTGTTATTTCGGAAATCCGCATCGGCCTGAAGTTTCGCTTCTTCGGGACTCATATCCTCAAGCTGTGCGAGTTCTGCTTTCGCTTTTACAATCACTTTCGAGTGATAGTCCGAAGGCTGAAATACATCGGGAATCTCAGCATCATGAGGATCATCCCGCATCGTAATCAGCGCACCAAAATTCCTAGCGCAACCTAGCGCGAACTCTTGAAAGGTAATTCCCTTTTCGATATCCGCAGTATAACCTGTAGGCATATCATACCTCTTTTATTTGAGTCGGAGCGGATAGTGGGATTCGAACCCACAATGCGATTTCTCGCGCCAGCTTGGAAGGCTGGAGTCATAGCCATTAGACAATACCCGCTAAAGAGGGCGGGATCAAACCGCCCAAAGCGGAGTCCCTTAACTCAACTAAAGCTCACCAGCACTACATCGTCATGCATCGGCTGTTTGTTTTGCTCTAATGTCTCGTCAAGTTCGCAACACTTTCATCGGCTTAGGCGCGGTATAGGGGGAACGATCCCCTGATTGTAGTTAGACAGACTACCGTGTTACCATTACACTAATACCGCAAAATATTAGGCTACGGCCTGTAAACAGGCCATTATCAGGTCAGAACCTTATTGACTTTCATTCGCATTGCAATGAGCCAATACCCGCCCTGATTCTTGGGCCGCTTGAATGTGTAGTAGTCCTCAATCTCTACTTCACACCAAACCCTACCCTTCTCTGAAAGGTGGGGAGCATTGGGTGTCTCGCCACAATGCCAACCCATTCGATGAGCATACCCTTTTGTCGGATGATCTTCGGCTTCAAGCCAAACTCCGAAAGGGATTACTTGACTCTTGTTAAT